AGCGGCCACCAATACAGGCAACCAGTCAGCGGCCACCAATACAGGCAACCAGTCAGCGGCCACCAATACAGGCAACCAGTCAGCGGCCACCAACACAGGCTACCGGTCAGCGGCCACCAACACAGGCTACCGGTCAGCGGCCACCAACACAGGCTACCAGTCAGCGGCCACCAATACAGGCAACCAGTCAGCGGCCACCAATACAGGCAACCGGTCAGCGGCCACCAACACAGGCTACCAGTCAGCGGCCACCAATACAGGCTACCAGTCAGCGGCCACCAATACAGGCAACCAGTCAGCGGCCACCAATACAGGCAACCAGTCAGCGGCCACCAATACAGGCAACCGGTCAGCGGCCACCGTTGAAGGCAAGGAATCTATAGCGATGGCTACCGGATACGAGGGCAAAGCCAAGGGTGCTTTAGGGTGCTGGATTGTGCTTGCCGAGTGGGAGGAAGCCGAGGACGGTTATCATATCAAAAATGTTCAGAGCGCCAAGGTTGACGGAGATAAGATCAAGGCTGATATATTTTATCAACTGATAGATAGGGAGTTTGTGGAGGCATAAATGCACATTTACGCACACCCTGCACTATACCCCGTCCCCCTGCAGCCGGGGACCATCGTAAGCCACAAGTACAGCACCGCACCCCTGGTCGTGGTCAGCGGGCCGCATAGGACGGAGCTGCACGCCGAGACGTATATTGTGCGGGTGGACGGGAAGACGGTGCGGGTGGTAAGGGAGAATTTGAGAGTTTGAAACATTCCCGCCAGGGGTTGGGATGCCTCTCGCCAAGCGGAGCGCATCAGGGGCAGGGTTGGGGATCCTGCGGGCGGGAGTTTGGAGGAAATACCAAAGGAGGCAACACCATGAAAAAATATTATGTCACATTAGTTAGGGAGCTTACCGGCTTCTGCATCGTAGCGATGGCGCCAGACGAAAACACACTCAGGGAGCACCTTGCTAGAAACTACGGAAATTTGTGGTGCAGCGTTTACAAAGAAAAGCCCCCAGAAAGGATAATAGGGGACGTGCTGTACGTCGAGGGATAAGGCATATGCGTAACCTGAGAATATTGTGCGACGAGATCAGAAATGAGCAGTTTTACTACCTGGACGGGGTACAGGTAGAGCCGGAGGATTTGGTAGAGCCGAGAGACGAAGGAGAGGACGAAGAAGATGAAAATAATTAAGCTGCAGGCCGAAAACATCAAAAAACTAAAGGCAGTAGAGATCACGCCACAGGGCAACACGGTTGTCATATCGGGCAAAAATGGCCAAGGCAAAACGTCCGTCTTAGACAGCATATGGCTTGCATTGGGCGGCGGGGCGGCATCAAAGGATATGATCAGGCCGGTCCGCGACGGGCAGAAAAGGGCCAGTGTAAAACTTGACTTGGGCGACATGATCGTGACCCGCACATGGTCGAGCAATGAAAAAAGCTACCTGCAGGTCGAGAGCAAGGACGGAGCAGTGTTTAAAAGCCCGCAGAAAATGCTTGATGGCCTTGTGGGGCGACTGAGCTTCGACCCGTTAGCATTCGCACAGCAGGACGAAAAAACACAGCTTAAAACGCTTCTGGAGCTTGTCACGCTTCCCGTTGACCCCGCTGTGATGGACGGCAAAAAGGCTAAACTATATGAACAGCGCAGGGATGTCAACAGGGACTTTAAGCAGTATGAAAGCAAGCTTGGATTTATGTCCTTTCCAGACCCGAAAACCCCTGCCGAGGAAATAAGTAGTGCCGATGTCATTGCCGAACTCAGGGTGGCACAGGCTCAACTTAATAAAAACAACGAAATGCGGGGCGAATTTGCGGCCATGCAGACAAAAGCCACGCAGTATAAAGCAGACATACAAAACATCAACGACCAGATTGCACTCCTGCAGCAAAAGCAGGATGAAACTAAAGCCGCATTGAGCGAACTGGTTATCAAGGGCAAGGCCACCAAAGCCACGATTGAAACCCTTGTTGACCCCGCCCTAGATTCCTTCCAAGAAAAACTCAACAACATCGACAAAACAAATCAAGACATCAGGAATGCCCGTGATTATAAAGTTACCAAGGGTAAAATGGACGAACTAGAATCACAATCCAGTGGCCTAACTGAGGAAATGCAAGTGATTGACGAGCAGAAAGACAAGATGCTCAAAGAGGCAAAATTCCCCATTGACGGGCTGGGCTTCGACGAAAACGGCGTTACCTTCAAGGGGTTCCCGTTCAAGCAGTGCTCATCCGCCGAAAGACTCAGGGTATCGCTAGCCATGGCAATGGCGCTAAACCCCGATATTAGGGTGATACGCATAACCGACGGGAGCTTGCTGGACAGCGGAAACATGAGACTGATTGAGGAAATGGCGAAGGATAGGGACTGCCAGGTATGGATGGAAGTGGTTGACGAAACCGGAAAGCTGGGCGTTTACATCGAGGACGGAGAGGTTAAGAATTAATGAAAGAGATCGCCAGCAAGTTAGTTAAGATAATGGGCGAATGTGACTACGTCCAAAAGGGCGGTGTCAATAAGTTTCACAACTACAAATACGCCTCCGCCGCCGATGTCTTAGAAAAGGTAAATGCGGCCTGCGTAAAGCATAATGTTGCTTCCGTGGTATCGTCCGAGATTATAGACGTTGCCGAAACGCAGACCAAGAGCGGGAGCAAGGAGAGGCTTGTTACTGTGCGGGCAACCCTTGTCCTCATAGATGGCGACTCCGGCGAATCGCTAACCGCCGTAAGTCTGGGGACGGGCCAGGACCCTGGCGACAAAGCGGTAGCCAAGGCTCAGACAATGGCGCTGAAATACGCATGGATGACAACGCTGAACATCAGCACCGGAGACGACCCGGAAGCAGATGACAGCGTAGACGAGCGCAACCACGCCAAACCCGCACCACAGGCGACCAGGACAGCGATCACCACGCCACCGAGCGCACCGCAAACAGCACCGCACAACCCGCCACAGGCCGCCGGTCCGCCGATTGACCCGAACAAGCCGACTAAACCCATGCTAGGGAAAATATGGGCACTGAGCCAAAAGATGAAACTTGTCGAGGCAATGCCCGACATCATAACCGCGAAATGCAACGGCAAGAAGTCCAGCAAGGAACTGACCAGGAAAGAAGCATCTACGCTGATTGACTACCTGTTGAAGCTGGAGAACGGGGAAGAAACCTGGCCCCCACACGGTGACGCATACGAGCCGAACAGCATGAGCAACCCAGATCCGTTCAACGCTGACGACATGGTATTTTAGCACCATGCAGCGCATACTGCACCCACAACAAGCACCACCAAAAAACACAACAACCACGCGCCCTGGAGCTTGTTGCAGGGTGCAGAGAGGCGGGAGAGAATATGCCGAAGAAGTTTGAGTTAGGCCAGAAGGTTATCGTCAATGCCCGCGTTCTGCCGCATCCGTCCTGCGAAGACGAAGACACCATACGCAATGTCCGCAGGTGGGAGAGGCACGAAATACCCTGGGTATGCGGCATCATAGTTGGGGTAAGAACAGTAAAAGAGGGATACGCAGACTACATAAAGGGGCACTCGTTATCATACAGCTTGGAGCCGCCGGAAGAATATTATGCGTTTATACCGACCAAGCACATCAAGGTCTATCTCGTCGCGCTGAACATGAAAACATTTATCAGGGTACTCCCTGAAGATATCGAGGTGCAACCATGATCCTTTTCAAGCCCGAACACGTACCCATGATTCTGGACGACACCAAAACCCAGACGAGGCGCAAGGGTAAGCGCCGGTGGAAAGTCGGTTCTGTTCATCAGGCTAAAACCAATTTCAAAAAGGACAGCACTTTCGCCAGCGTTCGGATTCTGGCGGTGCGGGAGGAACTACTTGGGTGCATCACCACGGAGGACGCGAAGGCCGAGGGCTACAACAGTATTGCAGAGTACAAAGAGGTTTTTATCAAGATATACGGCCAGTGGACACCGGAGGAAGTGATACATGTGGTTGATTTTGAGCGTACAGAAAGGCCGGTGTAGCCATGGGATGGGACCTTTTTAAAGAAAAGACCGTCAAATGCCGCAAGCCTCACAAATGCTGTCTGTGTGGCATTGAAATAAAAGCCGGGGAACCGGCACGGTATTTCAGCGGTATTTGGGAAGGCGTTTGGACAGACGGCTATGAGTGTGATTACTGCCAGGATTTAATAAAAAAACTACAACACCAAAACCTTTTAGACACGGATGAGTTTTCCGAAGATTGTTACGCTGATGCTTCGCAAGATTACCTGTGTGGGACATGTGAAAAACAAGTTGATATGTCCAGCGTGTCAGACGAGAAATGGGCCGAATGGGAAAATAGGCGTGTTGATGATAACGAAAACTGCTTGGTGGGGGCATACCTGGAGCAATGCAGATGTGAACACCGCACAGAAAGGCCGGTGACACCATGACCGCCTACAGCGACAACACCAACTTCGCCCTGGAATTCCAGCGCCGGGTGATGGTCGAGCTGGGCATGAGGCTTGGGAGGGAACAAACGCATATCGGCAAAATAGACGATTGGCACCCGGAGAACATTGAACTTATCGCCACCGCCCGCACTGGCTGGCCCGAAGCAATCCGCCGCGCCCTGGCTGCCGAGGCTGAGGTGGAGCGGCTCAAAGATGCACTAATTAGCATAGCAGAGGAAAGCACTGACCCAGGCGCGAGAGCTTGCGCGGCAGATGCACTGGAGGCGCGGGCATGAATAGACTGACTAACCGTGATGAATTTGGAAATGCAGATTTTATCCAGGCGCCAGGATGTGAATGGCAGGGAGAATTAGACTATGAAGCATTAGTAGCCATAACGGAGGGATTAAACCGCCTTGCGGCTTACGAGGATACCAGGCTCACGCCGAGTGAAATCAAGGGTTTTATCTCGGATGCTGGGCAAGCCCTCCAAAACCCCGGCGCAAGTCTGCGGGTGAAGGCGCTGGAACGGGTGGCGGAGTCAGCGAAGCAAGGCCTCCAGAATTATTGCTCTGCCGCCAAGGAAGCAAAAGGCAACTGCCTGAGTTTAGTGTGTACTCTAAAAGAACTATGTAAGGCCCTTGCCGCGCTGGAAGGGGTGAAGGGCGATGGCTAAAAAAATCAGCGCCTGGAATATCTCCTGCCTGAATGATGGTTATTGTGCCCGGTATATGGTGGAGGTGAAGGGCGAATGAAACACACAATCCGCGAACTCCGCGCGTATGAACTGGAGGAAATGGGCGAGCGCAAAACGAGCTGGCTGGACCACCTGCGGTACTGGCTGGCGATGAGGGTGATATAGGAGGTGCAACATGGCTAAACAAAAACTCCCGCCAGGCCACCGCCAATGTCCTCGCTGCGGCGCGGTATGGTGCTCAGCGGATCAGGGTGCGGTGTGGGTTTGCGAATGTGGCGGGGCGATACCGCCGGAAGGGGTGGGAGAAGAATGACCGACATACTCTCTGACTTCGCGCGCCAGTTCCCCTGGTATCTCTGCCGCTGGGAGTTGTCAACCTTCATCCTGGCCCCGGTGATATGGTACGGGACGCGCCGGCGGTGGAATAGCTGGGCGTGCGCGGCGCTGGCTAATGCCATAGGGGCGGGTATATTCTACTGGGTGGATAAATATTTGATATTTGGGTAGGGGGGCAACATGCTACACATAGTTATGTTTTCAGGCGGGGCAGCCAGCTCGGTTGTCGCCAAAATGGTAGCCGATGAACACGGGGACGATACGATACTTCTGCACACCCCAACAGGTGCGGAGCACCCTGACGCTGATAGGTTTCGGCGGCAAGTGGCGCAGTTTGTGGGGCGTCCGATCACGGTGGAGAAGGCGAATAAAACGCTGTGGGAAATGGTTGAGAGCTATAAACACCTGCCAGATAACGGTTTCCCTTATTGCACCAGGGACTTAAAACTCATACCCAAAGACAGGTTGTTGGGGCGACTAGATAAGGTTGGCGAGGATTATATTACTTATCTTGGATACGGTTACGATGAGTGGAGAAGGGTGCAAAAAGTATTTTCCCGGGAAGAAACAAGAGGCCGCAAGGTAAAATTCCCTCTTTTTAATGCCAGGCTGACCGGGGATGACTGCAAAAACATTATTCGCGAAGAATGGAAAATTTGCCTGCCGGAACCGTACCAATATCTCAGCCACAACAACTGTATACCGTGCTACAAAGGAGGTAAGGGGCATTTTTACAAGGTGTGGCAGTACTATCCGGAACAGTTTACTCGTGCGGCTCGGGCAGAGGAAAGAGCGGCTAACACTGTGTTTGATGGGGTGACGCTGTTTGAACTGGCGGCAAAATGGGAGAAGGAGCCGGAGCAGATAGGGATATTTGAGCAGGAGAGTATTCCGTGTATGTGCGCGATGTGACCTACCACCAAGGCCGCCTCATCTCACCAACCCACGCCGAGGCAGTCGCCGCTGTCCGCGCCAAGCTGGAGGAGAAGGGGTGGCGGGTGGTCAGCGTAAAGGTGCGGGCGTGTCCGGTGCAGTGTTTTGATCTTGTTTGGTGGGAGTGGATGGCACAAGTAGAGGGAGGGGACGCTACGGCGTGATCCCCTCCTGCTGGAGGCGGTCGCGGAGCCATTTTTCAAGGATGTACTCAGCCTGGGCACTAAATGAACGCTTTTCCTTTTCGGCGATCTTTAACACCTTGTCGTAGGTGTCCCGGTCTATACTGATGGATGTTTTATATTTGGGCATATAGTTACCTCCTATTGCTTTTATTTTAACACAAAAGATACTTTTATATCAATAGGTATTCCCTGGTAGTATAAAATATGATATAATATTCATGTGAAATACTAACATAATAACAATTTATGTAAACATAGGAGGAACCCATTGAAGGCAATTGCAACGGTGTTCAAAGGCATAAAACTTAAAAGCCGCCTGGAGGCAGATACGGCCTATCTTATAGACGGACTGGGTTATAAATGGCAGTACGAGCCACAAAGCTACCTCTTGGAAAGCGGCATACATTATTGGCCTGACTTTTATATCCCAGAGTTAAAACTGATCATCGAGTGCCGGGGGTATGAAACAGACAAGGGCGAGGCACAGATTGAAGGGTTCGCCAAGATGATCAACAATGGGGAGATCGGCCCGGATCTGGTTACTAGGCCGCAAATACCAGAAGGATGCGAATTTGCCTACAGCGATGTCCACAAGGAGTATGTTGACTACTTGGTTATCGGCCCGAATGATGTTAGGTTCTATGAATGCTATGCCCGCTTTGGTGTAAATACCAGTTATGATGTTGCTTTAATACAGTGTTCCAAATGTGGACATTGGTATTTTGGTGGGTTGTCCGGTTCTTATCAATGTCGCTATTGTGGGGAATGGGATGGAAATAAACATTTCCATGATATGCGTTATTTGCAATACGAAGATGGCGTTATAAGTATAGGTTATACATTAAAACTTGTTAAGGATTTTATTAAGGAATTAGATAACCATTTAAAATTTTGGCTATTAACCAAAAAAGATTTAGAAATATTAGGTGACGGTACATTAGTGTTATGTAAACGATACGGTTCCGAAGGGATAGAGCCATTATGTGAATGTGAAGGAGTAAGTTGTCAAAGCGGATCTGGTGGTAGTTTTTGTGAACAACATGGGCATATTGAATCCATACCAGATAACCAAAACTATATGTATACCATTTGCTATTTGGATGAATATTCTAGGAAGTTGCCGCCACAAATACGGTATAAGCATAGGGGTATAAAATAATGGCCACATATCGGCAGATACACGTAAAAATATGGTCAAGCCCAGACTTTCAAAGCCTTTCTTATATATCAAAATTAATATTCATCCACCTGTTTAGTAATAGCCATAGAAACGAAGCTGCTTTATATAGAATTACCACAAAAACCATTTCAAACGAGACAGACATACCAACCCCAGAAGTTGATCAATCCATCACAGAGTTAGAAGAAGCGGCCCTTATTAAATATGATCGGGATAATTTTATAGTGTGGGCGATTAATGCCGTCAAATATCAAAAGACAAGCCCCAATGAAGTAACGGCTATAGCCAAGAACCTATTAAATACAAACCATCCATATTGCCAGGAATTTATTAATTACTACAAAGGTACTTTGAGTACCTTAGAAGGTACTATCGAGGTACTTATAAATACCCCACAAGGTACCCCGGGTAAGGGTAAGGGTAAGGGTAAGGGTAAGGGTAGTATAAAAAAAGAAAAAGATATTACACCCCCAAAAAATCCTAAACCTGAAAAAATCAAATATGCCGAATTGGTTAGTTTGACGGAAGTTGAACACGAAAGACTGGTTAAAGAGTTTGGTGATCCGTTTGTTAAGAGGTGTATAGAGGTCCTTGATAATCACAAAGGGGCTAACAATAAGAAATATGTGGATGATAACCGGGCTATTAGGCTTTGGGTGGTTGATAAGGTCAAAAAAGACACGGAAACACCTAAGCCACGTTCACCATCACCATACCCAACGGAGATATTGTAATGATTACGCCAAGAGACTTCGCAGACAGGCACTTTCGGGATTACAAAATACACGGTGATGAGATAATCCCAAGGTACTGTCCATATTGTAGCGGCGGAGATAAACACGACAAACACACCTTCGCCATGAACGCGACAAGCGGAACGTATAACTGTAAACGCGGCAGTTGTGGGGCTAGCGGCACGTTCTGGAAAATATGCAAGGAGCATGGGGAACAAGTGGAAACACGCAAAAACTATGAGTTGCACTCACGCCCAAAAGTTGAATACAAGAAACCCCAGACGGTTCCCGTACCGGTACAGACGGCAACGGAGAAATATCTCCGGGCTAGGGGGTTTACTCCTGAGACATGGCAGCGGCGAGACGTGGCAGAAGTGGGCGGCAATATAGCCATGCCATACTATGACGAGGGCGGCGAATTGGTGATGATGAAATTCCGTCCGGCGCATAAACCTAAGGGCGGAGAAAAGAAGGGGTGGCGTGAGGCAGGCGGCAAGCCGGTATTCTGGGGGATGCACCTATGCAACATCGAGCAAGCCCTGGTGATTTGCGAAGGCGAAATGGATGCCCTGGCGCTGGATGAGGCGGGAGTTCAAAATGTGGTATCTGTTCCAAGCGGCGCGGAAGATTTGACCTGTGTGGATCTGTGCTGGGATTGGCTGAACAAATTTAAACTAGTGGTGCTGTGGGCCGACAACGACGAACCGGGACGCAAACTCCAGCGAAACCTGATAAACAAAATCGGTGAATGGCGCTGTCTGGTGGTAGTAAACGAGCGTAAGGATGCCAACGAGGTTTTAGTTTATGACGGCAAAGAGGCGGTAAAAAGAGCGGTTGCCTACGCCGTGGAAGTGCCGGTAAGCGGGATAATACGCCTTGCCGATGTGAGCGTTTTTGATGCCACGGAAGCGGTGCGGGTGAAGTCAGGAATAAAGGGCGTTGACAAAGTAATGGGCGGGTTTTTCATGGGCCAGACATCGGTTTGGACCGGAATAAATTCAAGCGGCAAGTCAACGCTAATTGGTCAGTTGATGTTAGAAGCGGTGGAACAGGGCTTTGGTGTGTGCGCTCACTCGGGAGAGTTGCCAGCTCCAATATTCCGGTATTGGATAGACCTGCAAGCGGCGGGCCCGGCCTTTTTAGAGCGCAAGTATGATTCAATCCGCGAGAGGGAAACAACATCGGCAAAAAAAGAGATTGTGCAGTATATCCGCGATTGGTACAGGGACAAGTTCTTTTTGCATGATAGTATAGGCGATTCGACAAACAAAGACCTGCTGGAGATATTTGAGTATGCGGCGCGGCGGTATGACTGCAGAGTGTTCCTGATTGATAACCTGATGACCACCGTAACCAGTGACAGCGGCAGCGACTTTTACCGCAAACAGAGCGAGTTTGTCGGCAGGGTAATCGAGTTTGCGAAAAAGTTTGATGTTCACGTTCATATCGTGGCACACCCGCGAAAAACAACGGGCAGACTCACAAAGATGGACGTATCAGGCAGCGGGGATATAACCAACCGGCCAGATAATGTTCTGTCAGTCCACAGGCTCACCCCGGAGGAACGGGAGAAGGAAAGCTATGACGCGATGGTGGACATATTTAAAAATCGGCTATTTGGGTGGCAAGATGTGGCGGTTAGGCTAAAGTTTGACGACAACTGCAAGCGGTTCTATTGGGCGGATGAACCCGGAGCTGTTAAGCAGTATTCCTGGATCAAGCTGATGCCGAAACAGCCGTCTTTGTTGACACAGGGGGTAGAAAGCACCGACGAGGCGTTTAATTTTTAGTGGCAGAGAAGGAGGGTATCAACGTGAACATGCAACCCAACAGCGCCCACGCCGAGTCCCAATGTTACACCTGCACCGCCGCAACCCCGCTACTATGCAGATACATCGACTCCCGCGACCCGGCCGGCGCACTGGATGCGATGGGCGCGCGGTACAAAGCACTCCACGGCAGAGGGATCCGGAATACTCCGGTGGTACACTACCGGGTGCAGGAGTGCCCACAGTATGCTTTCGGGCCGCTGCCGATGATTGCGGCGGGGAAACGGGTGATGGCACTGGTAAAGCCAGGGCCAGTGAAACGCACCAAGGGCAGTAGTTATCAAGATATCCCCAACTTGACACGCGAGGGATATCTGGAATTTAAACGGCGGGGTATGACTGACAGGGAAATGCTGGAGGAGATGGGGCTTAAGTATCACACTTGGAAGGCATCGCTTGTACTGGCTAAGCGGCAATGGAAACTTAGTTATTACAAATACAAGCCAGAGCTGGCAGTGCCCACGGAGCAACGGTGTACTGCATGTGGAGAGGTAAAACCCATAAGCGAATTTGTTAAGCACCCAAAAAGTCCCAATGGGCACACATACCACTGCAGGAGTTGTAAGACTAAATATTTAAGGGGGTGGCGCACCATCAGGGATGTCCCCAAAACGCACCAGGATGGCGTAGGACGAGCGCAAGGGGTATAGGTGGTACGTTTTTATGTATGAGTTAGTTAGCAAGGCGCAGAGGCGAAATAAGGGGGAGGTTGGAAGGGTGGAAAACATACTCAAAAAGACTTGCATTGACTTAGGTTGTCCGTTTTTACATGCCACAGCAGATGCAGCCGGTGGCGGAACGTACCGCTGCAGAAAAACGAGTTTGCTAAAAGGTGAATGGGGCCACTGGACAAGCGAAACAGACAGGCCAATGCCCTACGATGATTGCGGGGCGGTGAGCGAATGACCGCCGCGGTCAACTTCACCGTCTTTGGTAATCCCATCCCAAAAGCCCGGGCCCGCACGGTACGGACTAAAAACGGCAGAACGGTCAGTTTCACCCCCGCCGAAACGGAGATGTGGGAGAACACAATCTACACCAGCGCCCTGCCGCACAGACCGGCAAAGTTGCTGGAGGGAGCGCTGATACTGGAGGCGACATTCTACTTTTGTCCGCCGAAGAACCGGCCCAAAAACAGGGTACATCCGAGCGTACGACCAGACCTGGACAACCTCACTAAAGCGGTGTGTGATGCGCTCCATGGGGTTATATACGCCAACGACAGCCAGATAGTTGAGGAACATACCAAGAAGCGGTACGACACGACACCGCGAATCGAAATTGTGATTAGGGAGGCGTGAGGCATGAAAACCAGGCTAATCCAAACAGCCGCACTAATCGCCGCCTTTTTCGCTGTCCTGTGGCTGATGCCAGAGCCCGCTCCGGTCGAGCCAGATCCGCAGACACAGGCGCTGCAGGCCGAGATAAGCCAGCTCAGGGCGCAGGGGGAGAAGTTTGTAGAGTTAAGCCGGTTGGTCAGCGAAAAAATGGCTGAGATAAATTGGTTGATGTTAGCGTTTGGATCATACAGGCTCACGTATTCGATTGTGATTGAGAGGGCACGGGGATAAAATAATGGGCGGGGGTGAGCAATACGAAGGCTAACAGGCGGCAGTATTTTAATTCGCAATTGAGAATGTTGGAATGGGAGATGAAGCTATACCACGATACCAAGCGCGAGCTGGCAGAGGCCAAAGGCGAGATCATTTTAGCGCGGGCGCAGTACGATGAGGGTATGCCGCGCGGATCCGGCACGGGCGATCAGACAGCGAATAGGGGCATGTCACTCCTGAGCAGTCCGGCGATCAGGGAGATGGAGCGCAGGATCACCGCTATTGACAGGGCCATGGCTGAGTGGTGCGCAAAGGACGCGGTGGTGAGGTTTCGGTTTATCGCGCTGAAGTTTTGGGATGTGCAGTACACTGACGAGGGCATAGCGCAACAGCTCAACATAGGCACGGATAGGACCGTGCGGAACTGGCGCAGGAATTTTCTGCAGCTCATAGGCAAATATATGGGATGGCGGGTATAATTTCCAGAATATTACCGTATGCGGGGCTGGGACAGTGCTAATATATAAGCTAAGAGCAACCAGGGGACAGTTCAAAGCTGTCCTTTTTTGTTTTCTTAAACAGCTAGGCCGACGGGCCGAAAAGCGGTAATTCCCACCGCCTGCTGTTTTTTTATTGGGAAAACAACACAAAGGGAAGGTGTTAATTATGGCGTATGGGTATAAGTGTTTGATGGTCGGGGATCGTCCATCGGCACAGGGAAACGGTACGATAAAAACGCACCGCTTGGTGGCAGAGTTCTATCTGGGAAGGTACCTAAGGCCGGAAGAATCAGTGCATCATATTAACGAGGATAAACACGATAACAGGATTGAAAACTTGATTGTGTTTGAGGACGACGCTTGCCATCAAAGGTATCACCGGTGTACTTCTAGGCGTGATTTGGGTATTGTGTTATACGGGCCAAACTGCGCGAAGATAAAAGCAGAAAGATATAAAAAATTAGCTGAAAAAACCAAAAGAGACATGGGAATAAACTAATGGCGCGAGAGCGTCCTTTTGTTTTAGCCCTACCATGTGTAGAAGGAGTTACGATGTCGTAAACGGCATTTGCGGCGCGCCTGGAGCAATCCAGCCGCCGGTCCCCTGCGGGGGGGGGAAAAGAAAAAGCCCCTGTGGGGGCTATTTTACTTGCTTGGCGATGTACTCTACCAGCGCAGCCTCTACGATTGCGGCCTGGCTGGTGCCTGTGGCTTTGGCCAGGGCGAGTAGCGCCTGGGCCGTCTGGATGCTGATGCGGGTGCTGAGTGGTGTTTGCATGGGTTAGTCCTCCTTTACCCAAATTTGCTCTACTGCCAGCGTTGCACTTCCGTCCTGATTAGTGTCGATGCTGAGCTTAACCTCTACGCCGCCCAGCTCGTGCCAGGGTGCCCGTGTGCCCAGGTCGCCGGAACAGGTGCAGTCTGCGCTACCACATAAGGAGCGGTGAGACTTTTTAACCTGACCTGGGGTGAGTTTGATGATGTCCATTACCTCAACCGCGCCGTCATGTTTTACACGGAGATTTACCTGTGTGTTATGGAAGTCGTTTTTGAGTACCAGGGTTTTTGCCATTTTTAATCCCCTTCCCGCCGTTGTGGTGGCGAACCATTTATTTGCTGATGTATCTGCTGCAATGCTCCTCTAGGTGCTTGTCGCAAGCGTATTCGGCCCAGCCGTTGTTGTCTATCTCATAAGTAGCTTGCTCGTCGCACCAGCTGCAAAGGCGGTCTTTGTTGGCAATGGTTGCGGTTAGTTTCATTTTTTGTGGCCCCCTTTTTATTTGCTAGCTTGCTTGTAATTACATACTATCATGCCAGCTTGCAGGCTGTCAAGTGGATTTGTAAAAGTATTTTAATCTTTTTTTGCCTGGCAGAATCTATGCCGAAGTGGCAGCGTAACATATGGCAAACTAACAACAACCAGCAGGGAGGCAGGAGCGATGCAGTTATATAGGATGTAACGCACCAGGGGAGATATTTGCGGCAGCCTGGGGCGATGTGGTGAGCTGTGAGGCTATTAGATAGGATGAGATTGGAGGGGATGAGTTATGCCGGCAGGAAGGCCGACTTTGTATAAAAAGGAATACTGTGAGCAGGTGTTTAGGTTGTGCCTGCTGGGGCTAACGGACGCAGAACTGGCCCATGCTTTCGATATAGAGGAGTCAACTCTCAATTTATGGAAAAATGCACATCCAGAATTTATGGAGTCCATAATAAATGGTAAGGAAAAGGCAGACTCTGAGGTTGCCGAAAAACTGTGGCATAGAGCGAAGGGATACAGTCATCCAGAGGACAAAATATTCCTTCATGAAGGTCAACCTGTGATTGTGTCAACCGAGAAACACTATCCACCAGATACGGCGGCGGCTTTTATTTGGCTGAAAAACAGACGAGGAAGTCAGTGGAAGGATAAGATTGAGGTTGAGAACACAGGCGATCTCAATGTATCAATAGAGGGCTTTTCCCCTGACTGGATAGCTAAAAAAACTGGGAATTCCGAATAGTGACCACTATATATAGATGTGCTGGTTTACATAATGTGATGTTTGAGGCTATTATAAACAGCGAATCCCTGCAACCCTTGGTGCTGTAGGGCTACAGGGAATGGAGCTAGTTTACATAAGACCCATTATCGGAACAAAACACTTGTTCCCTGGTGTCTAGAGTGGGCGGAAGCACCCCTGCCCCCCCCCCAGGGGGTGTACCCACCAAGCGCCGGAGTCCCGTCTCCTCTGTGTAGATAGTATATATCACTCTACCCCAAATTATATTTCACACAGGGTACCCTCTAAAAGGAGTCTCTTTAAGCCTAGTTTTCCCCCAAGCACCACATAACCACAGCAAACGGTCAGGTTGCCTCCTCTTCCTGGCCGTTTTTGTTTGTGGGTCATGCAAAGACACAAAGTAATAGTATATTGCATCTTTACGTGGTCTTTTGTGGTTCATGCCTACAGCCGTAACGGATTAAGGTAGTTTTGAAGTTGACATTTACCACCTGTTTTTAGGGGCGTTTTTGACTCTCCCATGACAATTATTTTGGAGGGGTTTCTGTTGATAAAAAAGACAGTTATCTATGACGAAAACACCGGAGAAAAGATCAGCGAGAAGCAAAGGTATTTCCCTCCTGCGTTTGACGAGGAAAAGGGGTACCTGTTCTGGCCGCGCAAGAACTTCTGTAGGTCATTCCATGATGTAGAGTTTCCGTCTGAGTTAAACGATCTGGAGATCGGGCGCATGGCGAGACTTGCAAAGCGGATATGGTCCAACACCAACATGCTTGGTTACCGTGGCAATGGCGGAGTGAGGCCCCATACGATAGACACTATCTCAGAGATCCTTGGTATGCAGCCCCGTCAGGCGTATAGGTTTATTGAGAAGATGATTCGCCTTGGCGTGTTGGCCCGGGTGAAGATTGAGACAGAGGCGAGAAAAGAGACCCACCTATACGTTAACCCTATGTACTTCTTTAGCTCCAACCGGATACCGCTTAATCTGTACCTGTTGTTTAGGCACAGCCTAGACCAGCACTTGCCGACACGTGCGATAGAGCAGTATGCGGCGCAGGAGCGCATGATAAACAGTAAAAAATAGGAGGTCATATGTTACCAGAAAAACTAAATATCTTCGGCATCGAGTACGCGATCCGACAGGACAAGGACGAGTACCTGGATGCAAGCGGATCTCTCGGTGAGATTATTTATGCACAGCAGGAAATATACATTAAAAGCACCGTGTCTGACGACCGCAAGGTAAAGGTTCTCGTCCACGAGGTTTCCCACGGCATCTTGTTCGAGGTCGGGGCAATAAAAAACGGCACGGATGAGGCAACGGTTAATTTCGTTTCCATCTGCCTGCACCAGTTCATTAAAAACAATGACTTTGCTTGGGTAAAATAACGGGTCCCATAAAATAGCTACTTCGTGGTGATTATATGGCTAAAAAGATAAAAAAACTCACACTTACCGGCATCCCCAACCCCAAGCAGGATGCTTTTTTTAGTGCCAAGGGCCGCCATATCGCATATGGTGGGGCACGTGGCGGCGGAAAATCATGGGCGCTTCGGCGTCTTTTTATTATGTTGGCGCTGGCATACTCTAACCTTCGGCTACTGCTACTAAGACGTACATTACAGGAACTGCGAGAGAACCATGTCCTGCCGATGATGGCAGAGTTAAACGGATTCGCCAACTACAAAGACGAGGAAAAGGCGTTTGTATTCCCTAACGGATCACGCATTAAACTCGGTTACTGCGATACAGAAAAAGACGTGCTGCAATATCAGGGGCAGGAACATGATGTCATAGGATTGGAAGAGGCCACGCATTTTACAGAATATCAAATGCAGTTCTTAACTACCTGTAACCGTGGCACAAGGGCAGACTTCTCCCCCGTGATGTATTACACTTCCAACCCGGGCGGCGTGGGACACCAGTGGTTTAAGCGGCTGTTTATCGACCGCCTGTACCAAGGCAGGGAGAAGTCGGAGAATTACGTTTTCATCCAGGCGACTGTTTATGACAACACCGTGCTGATGGAGAATAACCCCGAATATGTGGAACACTTAGAGAATTTACCGGAGGATTTAAGGCGGGCACACCTAGACGGCGACTGGGAGGTTTTCGCCGGGCAGTATTTCCGCGAGTGGCGCAGGGCCATCCATATGGTTACGCCTTTTGAGCTGCCTTCCTACTGGAAGCGGTTTCGCAGCCTTGACTACGGCATAGACTGTACCGCCTGTTATTGGTGGGCGTGTTCCCCTGACGGCAGGCACTACATCTATAGAGAGTTGTACCAGGGCGGACTCAACCTAACACAGGCGGCGGAGAGAATCGTCAAGATGACCCCTATAAGCGAGGTCATTTCCTATACCACTGCCTCCCCCGACCTGTGGAACAGGCGGCAGGAGACGGGCTATAGCGGGCAGGAAATCATGCGCAAGGCGGGACTGACCGGGCTTGTCAAGGCTAAACATGATCGGGTAGCCGGTTGGAGGGCTATGAGGGAATTTTTAGCTCCATACGATGACGAACAGGGCATAAAAGTGGCCAGGTTGCAGTTTTTCGACAACTGTGTCAACGCAATCCGGACTATTCCGCTCTTGCAACACGACGAAAACGACCCAGAGGACGCTGCGGACAGGCCGCACGAGGTCACTCACGCGAATGAATCCATCAGGTATGGCGTTATGAGCCGTCCACGTCCCGGGGAAATACCCAAACCCGAACTCACCGGCACCTACCACGCCGGAGAACTGCGTATGCTTGGCTATTCCGATCGCCAGATCCGCCGCATGAGCAGTAAACTCAAAATAATTGGGGGTAAGAAGCATGGCCAAAATCACCTATAAAATCATTAAATACCCCACATGGGGCAAGAGAATATTGAAAATCAACTGGAAGAAGTAAGGGGGGTTTATTATCCGTATCGACGATAAGTGGTGTCCAGAAGCGCTGGAAATTATCAATGACCTAGACATAAACGTACTGGTCACATCCCTTGACCGCCGCTATTCCCGCGACGAGTGCGCTAAATTTGATCTTATCGCGTCATCCACTACCGGTACCGACCATATCGACCCCGGCGACACGCCCCTCATATCACTCCAGGGCGAAACCGACTTCTTACGGGATGTCCACGCCACTGCGGAGATGACATGGGCGTTAATTCTCAGCCTTATCCGCAAAGTCCCCTTTGCCTTCGAGGATGTGAAGCAGGGCAAATGGAACCGCGAGGCGTGGCAGGGGACGGAGTTGTACGCCAAAACGCTTGGAATTGTCGGATATGGCAGAGTAGGCAGACAGATAGCAAAGATGGTTTGCGGTTGGGGTATGAAAGTTATTTATTATGATATAAACACGCCAAAACATATTATGGCTGTGGGAGTATCCCTTGAAACGCTACTCCGCAATTCCGACATCATCACCGTCCACGTGCCTCTAGACACGACTACGCGACTCATGTTCGGCGCGAAAGAATTCGCCATGATGAAGCCCACGGCGTATTTTGTGAATACCAGCAGGGGTGCGGTCGTTGACGAGGCCGCTTTGTGGAGAGCATTAATAGAGGGGAAAATAAAAGGCGCGGCGATTGATGTGTGCCGAGGTGAACCACATCTGTGGTATCCACTACAGAGATATGCCGAGGTAAACGACAACCTGATCATCACGCCCCACATCTCGGGCAACACTGCTGAGTCACGCAAGAAGACCCAGTTATATATAGCAAATAAGATTTTGAATTACATAAAAGGAAGTGGTTAATTGTGTATGTAAAGACAGATCCGGCCGAGCCATTAGATGTTGAACTAACGGGTAGAAATTCGGAAGTGATAACTATATTTGACGCCGTTGCACTTAGGGCAGCAAACGCCATCCAATACACAGTAGCACTAGATTTATCAAAGTATAAATCTATGGACTTAATAATAATCTCTACGCTTGATGTTGCGGCATCGATAGGGATGAAGGTCGATGATAGTTGGGTAATGGTAAAAGATACAACTTATAAGAAATGGGACATAATATCCACTTATGGGTCTACAGTGCCAATTGATGCTGGAGGTACTTTTTTACTATCAACAATAGATCTTATCGGCGCTCCAGTTTTTCAACAGCTCACAGTCCCAAATGTTAAAATCGGTATAGCTGTACCCACTACTGCTTCATCTGGTTCTATAACTGTTAAATTAGTGGGGGTGTTAAACTAATGGAACAAATACAAACAGCTATAGAATGGGCGCTACAACAAAGCATAACGCTTAATGAGGGGACCGTAGGCGCAGAATCTTTTGCCGTTACCAAAAACACCCATAGATTTCTAGTTGATAAAGTTAGGGAATATTTCAACATCAAAGGAATACCGTATAATACTTTTTCTTACGAAGACTTAGTTCCTTATTTGGGCGGTATTGCTTCGGTGGAAGCAAAGCCTATTATAACACCTGCAATTGAGGTTGAGCTTGAAAACCTATTGCTCGCTGAAATGGGGGTATAGGTTATGACGAGAGATGAATTTTTACAAAAGATGTTTGAAAAAGGGAAAATCACACAGGCACAAGTTGGCGGGATAAAAGCTAAAGACGAGGCTATTGCCTTGTATGCAAAAGACGGATATAAAATGACCAAGGATCAGATAAAGGCTGTGTTGGATAAGCTTTTAAGCTAACGGGTGGCGATAGTTTAACAAAAGGAGTGATATTATCAGTACTCGCATAATAAGTGACTGTTGCGCGAACCATCTTGGTGATCGTAGAATTATGGAAGCCATGATAAAGGCCGCTGCGGAAGCCGGTGTGGATATTGTGAAATTCCAGTCCTTTAAAGCTGAAAAACTCCGCAAAGACTACCCAGATTATAAAGCCAATTACGCCTACTACAAGGCGCATGAACTGTCAGACAGCGACCACTACTTCATTGTGGAACGTTGCCAACATTACAACATAGAACCGCTTTTCACCGTCTACGACCTGGAGACGGTTTCTTTTTTGGCCGACGACCTAGGCGTGGGGCAGGTGAAGATTGCCTCACCCGATATGTCGAATTGGGAACTGATTGACAGGTGCTTGGAGAAGTTTAGTAGGGTGTTTATAAGTACGGGGATGCACAGCAAGACAGAGATAAGTGAACTACGGACACATGTTTATAATAGGGCTTCACAGGTCGTGTTGTTGCATTGTGTGTCGCAGTACCCGACAGAACCCAAAGACGTGAATCTAAGCAAACTGTTGGGGCATCAGGGCTTCTCTGACCACACCACCACCCTCGATGCCTCAAAACTGGCTATATCGCTTGGCGCTGACTATGTGGAGCGCCATTTTACATTATCGAGACACCTGCCTGGGCGCGATCACCACATCAGCAGTACCCCGGAGGAATTCGCCGAGTTGGTGGCATGGAGGGACATGGTAAAGGTGATGATGGGTAGCGGAGTACGCGAGTTGTCGCCGGGGGAATTGGCAAGCAGGGAGAAATTTGCAGGGAGGTTTTATGGAAACTGAACATGCTACCTGCGACTTATGCGGGGCGGATGATTACGAAATTATATGGGATAAAACCGAACGCGAAAAACAGGGCGTTTTAAGGTGTAAGGTAATCCGTGACACCAAAGGGGAGATTATCCACGGCAGGGTTGTAATCTGCAAAAACTGCGGACTTGTCTATGTGAACCCGCGCATGACACAGGAATCTCTTGACCAATTTTACGCCGAGGATTATCGGAGGGTTTATAATGAACCTGCCACTTTAAAAAACGAGGCGAATCATGCGAAAAATGCTTGGGAGCTATTGCAGCCCTATATCTACACAGGTAAGAAAATTCTTGATATTGGTTGCAGTACGGGCAAACTTGTAGAACTTACGCAGGGGTATGGCATTGAACCGAACCGCGAACACTGCGAAATAGCTAAAGGCAAGGGGCTACAGGTTGAAAACTGCACTATTGAGGACTATGCCCCCGGCTTTAAATTCGACATCATCACCATGTTAAACGCATTGGAGCATGTGGCTTCCCCAACGGCGGTATTATCCAAGATTTACTCGCTGCTGAATAGCGATGGGTACGTTGTAATTAGTGTCCCAAACTTCGGCAATAGGACAATACACCTTTCCGTTGACGCGTTCCTGAGTAATGCCCACCTATATCATTTTGAGTTGATTACCCTTAAAGAGTTGTTCCAAAAATGCGGGTTTAAACCCGTGGGGGAATGTGTCACTGTTGAGAGCATAGGGGAAAAGCTTTATCTCCTGGGGCAGAAAACGGATGAGAGGCTAGAGAAAATCAACCAAGCGCCATCCGGTTATCACGAAACGGCAAGGAAGTTTCTTGTGCAATCTCAATCGGTATGGGATATGAAGGAAAAAATTAAGAGGATGGGATTTCGGTAATGCGTAAAATCTGCGTAGTAGTCGCCTCTCGTGCAAACTACGGCAGGCTATTATCCGTCTTCCGTGCGGTGCGCGACCATCCCGATCTGCAACTCCAGCTTATCGTGGGCGCGTCAGCCTTTGATCTGCCGATGGAGTTCACGCCGGATGCCGTGATACAGTGCCTTGTCGAAGGCGATAACCTGCAAGCCATGACCCTGACAACAGGGCTTTTTTTATGCCAGCTAGGAGGCGTTTTTGAGCGCCTAAAGCCTGACATAGTCCTAGCGCATGGTGATCGTTACGAAATCCTTGCTGTGGCGATTACGGCGGCATATATGAACATTCCTCTTGCCCATACAGAGGGGGGAGATATTTCAGGCACGATTGATGATAAGGTTCGCGACGCGATAACCGCATTAGCCGATATTCATTTCCCCGTGACCGAGCGTTCGGCACAACGGATCATTCAAATGGGCACTCAAACCGCGAAGGTGTTTACCGTGGGGTCTACGGCGCTGGATTCTCTGGTAGGTATCGACCTGACCAACAACAGAAAGGAACCGTATATTCTCATCCTCCACCACCCGAACACAACCCACCCGGAGGACATTACGCCGCTGATTGAGGCGGTTATGGCGGTGCCCATTCATAAAGTGTGGGTAAACCCGAACGTGGATGCGGGGAGCAAGGCCATGTTGAAAATTATCCACCGTCAGGACGTGGAGTTTGTCAAAGATTTGAGTCCCCTTGAATACGCCCGCCTTCTCAAAAACTGCGAGTGTGCCGTGGGTAATTCGTCCTCCTTCATCAAGGAAGCCGCTTTTATGGGGGTTGGAACGGTACTCGTGGGGAACAGACAGAAGGGCAGGGAGATGGGCAGGAATGTGGCGGAAGTACGCATGGACGCGGAGGAAATCTACCGCGCGGTAATGTGGCAGGCGCAACAGAAGTATTGCCCCAGTTATCAATTTGGAGAGGGGACGGCGGGAAGCCAGATAGCAGATATTCTAGCGAGGGAGGAATTTATATCTTTATCCTAGCAGTAATTCCTGCAAGGGCAGGAAGCAAGGGGATCCCCAATAAAAACCTATACCCTTTATGCGGCAAACCGTTGATCCAGTACACGATCGACGCTGTGAAGGGGAGCAAGGTTGATGATTGGCTTATCTCAACCGACTCACCCGAGATCGCCAGGTTTGGTAAGCACATCATGCGCCCTCCCGAGTTGGCGCAGGATGAAACACCTATGCATCTCGCGATACAACATGCAACAGTGGTGTTTGAGGCTACCCACGGCATAAAGGTTGATGCAGTTATGACACTACAACCTACAAGCCCCCTAAGGATTACCGAAGATATTGATGGGGCATTAAGTGCCTTTAATATATCAGGTGCCGGTAGTTTATATACAGGTTACTATATGGGGATTAAACATAAAAACATGGTATATGACAAATATAACAACGAACCCCACTTCCAGAGGAATGGGGCAATTTTTATAACCAAACGCGAACTACTTTACGATGGCAGGATTTGGGATGGTGGAGTGGTAGAGTTTGAAATGCCTAAGTCCCGCAGTATTGACATAGATGACATGGAAGACCTGCTCATAGCGGAATCTATTCTGAAATTTAGGGAGGATGCCTAACATCAACGCAATACTGATAGGTTATGGCGAAATTGGCAAATCTGTTTTTGAGGTATTCAGCGAGACACATGAGATAACAGTCTATGACAAAACTTTCAAAGAAAAACCGGACGGTACCTACACCGTCCTTTTGGTTTGCATCCCTTATAGTGAGAACTTCGTTGAGATAGTCAACGCCTACCGCGAAGAGTACGGTGTCAAGGATACGATCATATTCTCCACCGTAGCAATAGGGACGACACGTCAGATACCCGATGCAGTTCATTCTCCGGTAGAAGGCAGGCATCCGAAGTTAGCCGAGAGCATTCGCCTGATGCCGCGCTGGGTGGGTGGATTCAATAAAACGGTTGGCGAGTTTTTCAAGCAGGCTGGATTTGAGCCTGTGTACGTCACCCCTGAAACTACGGAGTTTTTAAAACTCCAGTCGACTAGCAATTTCGGCTTAATGATAGAGTACGCCAGGTATGTGAAAAGCGTATGTGGCGAACTGTGCATCAATTACCGCTATGTGAAACAGTTCAATCTAGACTATAACATTCTATATAAGAAACTGGGTCTGCCGAAGTATCAGAGGTACATACTTGATCCGCCGGAGGGTAATACAGGCGGACATTGCATAGTACCCAACGCGAGGATACTGGATGAGCAGTATCCTTCTTTGTTTCTCAAGGAAATCTACCGCGACAAGGAGGCGACTTCGTGATAGAAGGTGTTTTAATTTTTATATGTATACTTTTAACTATTTGTGCTTTTCTCAGTGGACATGGTGTCTACCGTTATTATTTCCCTATTAAACCACAGCAAGTTAAGAAGCAGTACGACAAATACAAAAACCCTGACGGGCTATATTCCAGTAAGGCGGTAAGGGGCGACAAAGAGGTGAAGTGATTTGAGCAAGAAGGCCAAGCCAGACTTCCAGAGTGACGAAACTTCCAGACGCATAGACGGCTACCTGACACAGATTGAGCAGAACCGCAGTCACATGGACGAAAACTATACCGAATGGGAAGCGTGCCAAACCGCCTATAGCGGAGACCAGGAGTTACAGGACGGGCGTCCGAACAGCAGGGTTAACATCATCAATGCTAATGTGGAGGGTCAGGTGTGCGCGCTTGTAGAGCAAAACCTGGCGGTGATGTGCAGGGGCGAGGGGCCATCTGATAAGCCATTTGCTAAATATGCACAGGTGATGTTAGATTGGACGCTCCGCAAGAACCACATCAAGCGCAAACTGCGCACCCACGAATACCGGCGCGAGTTGTTCGGAACTGCATATCTCAAAGTAGGCTGGGATAAGGACGCTGTAAACGGCTTCGGACTGGCGACTATTACCTGCCCGCCTCTAAACAGCGTGTTTGTGGATATGAAAATCACAGACGAGGAGAACTTGCAGGATGCCGACTACATAGCAGAGGTGATGCTACGGTCTAAGACCTGGGCGGGGCGGCAGGATGAGTACCAAGGCAGGGCAGAGTACATCAAGTACGGCGGCACAGACAAAGCGCCTATATTCACCAAAGAGAAAACCACCGACGACGAGGATGCCTTTTGGCTCATTCAGCGGTGGTCTTTTAATGAGGGGAATCTGCGGCTAGAGGAATTTTCAGATTGCGGCGTTCTTTTGTATGACTCCCACGAGGATGACACAGAGCCGTTCTACCGCTACAATAAATATCCTTACTTCCTGACCAACCTATATATAGTAGAAGGCGAGTTGTACGGTTTCGGTGATGGCAAGTTACTTCGCCCACTGCAGGACATGCTTAATAACCTATACGACCAGATACGCATAACGGCGCGACCTAACCGTATATTTTTCGATCCTGCCTCTGAGGTTGAACTGGAGGACTGGGACGAGACAGACGACCCGATACCCTGCAACGACCCGAACACAAATATCAGAGTTGTAGAGTGTGGCAGAGTAAACCCCGCCCTGTGGCAGTTGGTCGATTCAATCCACCGAGAAGTCCAGAGGGTAACGCGGTACAGTGAACTCATGCTAGGGCAGTCCATGAAAGCCCGCACAGCGACAGAGGCGGCTATTCAACAACAGCAGGGTTCCGGTGCGACCGACCACAAGAAACTGATGTTGCAGGAAACCCTCATAGACGTGTGCTACTACCTTGCTGACTTAATAATGGAAAACTGCACCGAAGGCCGCTACTTTGCCATAGACGAGGATAAAGAAGATTATCAATGGGTTGATCCAAGGCAACTCAACCAGGTGCCTGTTCTTGTGCCGCCTAACTCGGCATTTGAAAAAGGGCATAAAGAAAATAATCCAAATCCCGACCCCGCTAAATGGATGCAATTAGAGGACGAGGAAGGCAACCCCGTTACTAAATTGATTGACCTGGACCTTGATATTAATTTAGGCGCAGGCCTGCCGCACAACAAAGCTTTCTTGTGGCAGATGGTGGAGACACTATCCCGCATTATGTCAAACGGTATGCCGATTGTAACGCTTGAAGAAATGCGGAAATTTGCCAAAGACTATTTAGGGTTACCGCTTGACGACACCACGCCAATGATGCCAGGGCAACCTCCAGGGATGCCCGGACAAATGCCTGGTGTGCCCGGACAACAAACGCCTATGATGCAATCACCAATGGCGGGCGGGATGGGGCCTGGCGTTCAACTACCACCTCAGGCTATGCAATCCCGTGGCGGCGGAGGGATGTAAATGGCAACCATTAAACAGCACAACAACCTGATTAAGGTAATGTTTGGGCATGAAAACTACTACAAGCACATTCTGACCAACGAGGCGGTGCGTCGTGTCGCCCACATGGAAGGGCGGTTTGCTACATCTAAACTGCCCGTGTGCGCCAGTTGTGAGCGTTTGGGGCTGTGGCACCATGGACGCACCTGCTACTGCCAGAACTGCGGCACGGTTACAAAGAACCCTATCACATTCGCTGAATACTATGTGCAGGGCTATGATCTGGATCGCAAGCAGAGCTTAGAAGGCGCACATGAAATAGCCGTAAGGCAAGAAGTATTATAGGAGGATTGATAATTTGTTGTTCACATTCGGCACTTTAAAGCTAGATAAAGAATATTCCGAAGCCGACCTAAAGCGCCTCGTGCCTATCGAACAGTTTGGACTAGAGGCGGGGTACTACGGTGGGCGGTGTACGCATATAGGAGAAACCGACAGTGATGTATTGCTGATTTACGACAATACGCAGGAGGCGGGAAAACGTATTATTGACTTGGGTGCAGTGAACCTAGAGAATATCCCTCCCAGATTCGTCAAACAGTTGTTGGAAAAGCGGAAGATACCGTTTGCGCCTAATGAACCCAAAGAAAAGCTAATCGCTAAATTGAGCCAATAGGCTCTTTTTTATTGCCCGTGTGAGCATATCACATTCCGCGGGAGATAACCCGCCACTAAATCCGTCTGAGCGACGTTAAATACTTTTAGCGTTGACCACGCAAACAGTCAAGGAGGTTTATATATGTCAGATCAAATTCAAGAGGAACAATTAGAGCAAGAGATAGACGAAGTGGTGGAAGAACAAGTCGAGGGAACAATCGAGGAAGAAACCGAGGAACCAGTTGGCGAACTGGAAACCGAAGAACCACCCAAGCCGAAGAAGAAATCTGACTCCGTTCCTCTGGCAAAGTACATGGAAGTCAAGAACCGCCTGAAAGACTATGAAAAGGCGCAGATTCAACAGCAAGCCGAACGCGACAAGATGAGCATCAAGCAGGATTTGATCGCCAGAGGCTGGCCCGAGATGGAGGCCGAGATTCAATCCAACAACCAGATACGCCAGTATATCGAGATGGAGGAAATTAAGTCCAAGTTGGTAGACGGCGAAATCAAGGAGTTGGCACAGTCTGACGGGTTTTTTGCCGATGCCATGACTTTCAAAGCAGACATCCGCGAGAAAATGCGCCAATGGAACTGCGATGCCGAAACCGCTTATATGGCGATCAGAGGCAAAGCCAGAACCCGCGAGTACCAGTTAGAACAGGAACAACGGGTGGCGGCTAAACGCCGGCCGGCGCAGACCAAGAAAGTAGAAACGGCGGCGGCAAGTGCGCCGAAAACACAGTATAAACTTGATGAAGCCGACCGCAAGGCTTTGGAAGGATTACAAAAAGCCATGCCTGACGCAGGGTGGACAATCGCCAAGTACCACAAAATGATGAAAACGTAAAGGAGATGATCTAAGTGGCTTTTCGCTTTAAATATGCAAACACCAGACACGCTATCCCTGTATTGCCCGGAGCGTCAACCGTGGGTGGCATGATTACGTCGACCTGTATCGGCTATCTTTGTGTTACAGGTTCCACCGCCGCAACACTTACCCGTGGCGAACTTGTCCAGGCGACCAGTTCCAACCCGGAATACAGGCAGATTAAAGGTATCATTACGGCAGTTCCGACCGACACCACGGCGGGATCAACTGTACCGTTTTATGTAACCCCGATTCTTCCTGGTGATGTTCTCAACGTGAACTGTTCAACCGTCAACGAAGCCAGCACGGGAGGCACCAGCGTCCTTTTGACTACCAACCTGGGGTATTTCCTGGGGTACGGTATTAACACCGCAGGTACGGTACTCGGCTACGGCCTTGACCCCTCGACCTGTTACGCTACAATCGGCACCAGTTCTAACTACTGCCCGTTCAAAATGGTGGGCTTCTCTACGCAGAACGACACTATTGACGTAGTTATTAGAAGCTCCGCACTAGATTTATAAGAAAGAAAGCAGAGGTGATATAAATGGCTTACACAATGACGACTGACATCAGTAGGATGATCGTAGCAGGGCAGAAGGATATATTTACTAAGAACTTCGAGTCCTTCCCGATTGAATATACCGCGTTCACCACGCCGAAAAAGGCGACCAAGAAGGCTGAGACCTACGACAGCATGGGCAACCTGGAAGCAGGCGCTGAGAAAATTGAAGGCGCGGCTATCTCTTACGGCAGCGTAGAGCAGGCGTACCAGACCACGATCACGAACAAGACGTGGGCAAACGGCTATGCCGTGACCCTGGAGGCAACCAAATACGATCTTTACGGCGTAATTAATTCCGTAAAGGCGAAGGAACTCTCCCGCACCATGCGTGAACTTGAAGAAGCCCGTGCGGTACGGTGGGTTGACAACGCCCTTACAGTCAACCTGACTGACGGGGTGCCGCTTTGCACCAACAGTAGGCCACTTAAGAACGTACCAGGTACCTACAATGATACCCTTACCACGGGTGCACTTACTCCTGCCAACCTGAAAACTGCAAGGCAGATGTTCGCACGGTTTAAGAATCACCAAGGCGGCCCGATGAAGTCCAAGCCGACTGACGGTCTGACTCACAGCGTTAATATGCAGACCGTTGAGGAAATTAACGCTAGTACCAAAACAGCGTATGAACTCTCCAATACTGCCAATAAGGTACTGCAAGCCAGCTGGCACTACAGCACCTATATGAGCAGTGAAACTGCATGGTTCCTGTGGGATTCAGCGTTTGAGCATATCCTGTTCCAGTCCTTCATGGATACGGTGTTTGATAACGACGAGGACAAGATCAACACTAAGAACCTGTATCTTAATGCAATCGCCATCTATGAAACGGGTGCGCTGCCGAATATTGGCATCGTTGGCTCTGCTGGAACTTGATAAACGAGGAACCTAGAAATAGGTTCCTTTTTACCTCTAGGAAAGGAGTGAGAACATGGGAACTTATAAAACTATATTTGCCACCGACAACGATTTGCAAGTAACGGATAGTTCGGGCAACGTGAAAACGGTTATAACCAGTACAGGCGGGTTGTATATCAACGGCGTTGCAATAACCGTTCCGTCAACGCTAGCATTTACAGCTGTGGACACCACTACTGTTCAGACATTGCAGAACAAGACTTTGGGGACTGGAACAATATCCAGTCTGGAAACGGCAACAAGCGATACTGCTGTAGCCAATTATGGCATAACTGTTCTGCCGTATTCCACTGGGGCGCAAGCGGTTACTTTATCTGCTCCTGTTGCGGGCGCACAGAAATATTTAGTTTTAAATTCAACGCTTGCACCTGACACGACCGGGATATTTACGGCTGTTTATTCGGGGAGTACCGCAACGTATTTCCTTGACAACTCGACCGTTGCGCTTACCGCCGGTTCCGAAAAACTCTACATGGGACTCGGCCCGCCATATGCGTGCGTTCACCTTATCGGGATAAGCACAGCTATATGGGGGACTGTTTCGGCTTACGGAAACGTGAAGTATTCTACCCAGGCTGTATTCTCAACTTAATAGCATGAGTCTACAAGTCACATGAAAAGAGGTGATACAATTGCCTATTGTTTCAGGGATAAATATCCCGGCATCTTCGCAGATGGGGCCATTAGCTGTAGTAACATGGCCTTCTACTGTGGATCATACACTGGTTGCTACAACGGTAGCACAAACACTGGTAAACAAGACTCTAGGGGCCGGAACAATTGAAAGCTTGGAAACCGCGACCAGTGACAGCGCTCTTGTAAATTACGGCGTAAGTCTGTTGCCATATTCGACAGATGCCCAAACGGTGACGCTTGCCGCCCCGTTGGCCGGGGTTAGGAAAACACTGGTTCTGTACAGTACGTCTGCCGTACCGGATTCCACCGAAATATATACCCTCGTGGACTGTTCGACCAATGTACAGGTACTATATAACAGCACGGCGCTGGTAACGAAGAACACGATCAAGTTCTCTGTACCCTATACTGCCGTGGAGCTTATTGGTATCACTACCGCTCTTTGGGGCGTGGTGTCTTATGTTGGAGCTACCGGATCAACATTAGCATTTAGTTCATAATCGGGGAGGCCTTCGGGCCTCTCTAAATTTTAAAGGGGGGTTTATGAATCTCGTTAACACTATCAGGGAATCTGTGGGCATGGAGCCCGTGAAGGCACCCGAAAAGCGTAAGAAGAAAGTTTGCATAGTTGGCTTTGCCCCATCATGGAAAGAAACTCCGTGGCAGGAGGATATTGAGAATACGGAAATATGGGTACTGAATGAGTTTTACAAAGTAGCACCGCAGGCCAAAGGATTTCGAGTAGACAGATGGTTTGAAATTCATGACTTGGACAGTCCAAGTAAGAATACACCAGAACATATTGCTTTTTTGAAACAATGCCCAGTGCCGTTATATGTGCGAGAAAAAAGAGACGATCTGCCTAACTCGGTAGTATTGCCTATATTTGATATAATTGCCTACTTCAGAAACAAGGGGTACCAGGGCGCTAGTTACCTAACGAATTCCATTTCAGAAATGATTGCCTTCGCTATTTATGAGGGCTTTAAAGAAGTGTCGGTACTAGGTGTAGACATGTCCACGGCGGGAGAATATGGTTTCCAGAAACCGTCCTGTGAGTATTGGCTCGGCGTTTGCGATGGCTTGGGGATTAAATTATACATCCCTGACGCGAGCGAACTTTTGAAATGCGCGTTCATTTACGGTTTCGAGAGTAACAACAAACTAACTGCGTGGATGAAAGCGCAGAACAAAGAACTTTCTAGTAGAGCAAAGCAATTCCAGCAACAAGAGCAACAAGCACAGCAAGCCCTGATGCAGGCACAGATAGCGCAGGCAGAGTTAAGGGGCGCACAATCAGCCTATAAGGAAGTATTGAAACGACGAGCCTAAGGTGGTGATTTTATGGCAACCCCTAAAGAACAGATTGCTCAATATAGCACTCAGTTAGTTTATACAACCTCAACCGCCCCTACATACCTATCCCTGCTCAATGGGATAGACTTGGAACTGCCCAACGCGGTAGCCAGCTCTGATAAGATCAAATGGATGAATGATGCAGTCCGCGATGTGTATAAGTGGGTTGCATCCACCAACTACGGCTCCACTACACTTACATCAGCACAGGCGATCTACTCCCTGCCAACAGATGCCCGCTTTGACAAACTCAAGGCGGTAATGGTATCCGACTCCACCGCCAGATCATCCACAGAGCACTGGGCTGTCTATGTGCCATGTGGTGAGGATGAGGAATTAAGCGGCAATCAGTATTTTAAGGCAGGCGGTGGCGTAGGCGTTTTCCCTGTTCCCACTACCGACGACACGGGCAAGGGGCTTTTGTTTAAATATGAGCAGGTTCCTACCGCTTATGGTTCTACTACAGATACGACATCTGTTCCCGACTTAGACTTGGATTATGTAAATATCATCGGGTGGAAAACCAAACAGAGAATAGCGCGGGCTGGCAATAACCCCGACGTGGAACTGGCAAACAATCTACAATATGAAATTGACGAACTGATAGGTAAAATGCGCATGGCGTATTACAAGCGCAAGCAGACAGTCCCACAAAAGCGTATCAGTTACAAAGAAGGGTTCTGGAACGGATAGGGGGCGACGGTTATGGCACAGTGGAACAGTTTAAAATATAAGAAAAAAGAAGTCCTCACCACACTAGGGGACGGTATCAACACAGGCGTTCCTCCGTTTCAGATTGCCGACAGTGAAGCAACCTACATGAGAAACATGGACTCCCGCGAATATCCCGCCCTGTCCGTTAGGCCGGGGCGCACTACTTATGCGGGGATTGCATCTTCTTCTGCTGTCACACTCGGGCAGCGCAACAATGAAACCCTTATGGCGGTAGACGGAAACACCTGGCTGTATTGGGGATCTTCTACAAACGCATGGATGCCACTGACGACTACCCTTTCAGCAACAAGTACCAATGTCCCTAAAATATTTGACTTTGCTACAGGCACAAACAAATACACACTAGCGTTTTCCCCTTCCACTCTGTTAAACCGCAGGTGGGATGGCACAAGTTCATCGGTGACAATCACTGATATCAACTGCCCTAACACTAACATAGTGGCGGTACACAAGGGCAGAATATACGCGGCTAGGGATAATGACATTGTCTATTGCGCCCTGAATGTGACAACAGACTGGACAACTGCGGGGGATGCTGGAACGATTGACATTACCCGCGCCAAGGGGCCAATAACCGCTATGACAGAATACGACGATACGGTGGTAGTTTTTACCGAGTTTAGCATGCACGAACTGTACGGCACCGGCCCGACATATTACGAGTTGGTTGACGTAGAGGGAGACATAGGGTGCGTGTCTGACCGCTCTCTGGTGCGCTGCGGCAAGCGCCTGTACTGGCTTTGGTACAACGGGGTGTATGAGTATTCCGGCGGCTCTCCGATTAAAATAAGCGACCCCGTGAAGGACTACATTGAAGCGATAGACTTCACTTATAAAGCTGAAATAACTGCCGGTGCAATCGGTGACTACCTATATATATCCATACCGCGCGACAGTATTATTTTGAAATTTGACACAGCGCGTCGGAAGTGGTTTGTTGATTCTGGTAAATTTAAAGACTTCGCCACCATTGGCAACGCCCTGTATGGCATTGACGAAACTGGTCAGTGTTGGAATATGCGTTCAACTGGCGTTAACGACGGCACGACTCCTGTTTCATGGGAGTTTATTACCAAACCGTTCACGGAAGATTCAATTGGGGGGAGAAAAACACTCTCTGAAATGTATGCTGTTGTGGACAGATCGACTTCCTCAACAGCGTTTTCTGTTGGCTATTCTACCAACGTGGAAAGCAACTCCAGCGACGCATTTACCAATATAACAACGACTATTCCTGCAAGTAGTAATATTGCCAATACAAAGATACAACTCCCCCTAACAGCCCTGCAGAATGTGAATTGGTACAGATTGCGGTTCGCGGGTACGGGGCAGGCGACTATTCACTATCTGCAAAAGAATTTGAGGGTGAGGGATCGTTAATGCCGACACACTCTTATAAAGTATATAACAAAGAAGATGGCAGCATTGATATGGATACCACTTTTCAGAAGTGGGCAAGGCAGTTAAATTACTCATTCAATGCCATCGGCGCTGGTAATATTATTGACATATACGACTCTGGGCACTCTGCCTATATGGTAATCAGTACGCTTGACGGATTTGGCAATGGTACCGATGGAGAGCTTAACAGCACCGGGGATGTAACATTAACTGTCGCTACTGAGGATGCTTCCAGCGTAATCAAACAATACTCCAGTTTAACCCTTAATACAGGGCACACCCTTACGACCTCCGCGCGATGCAGGGGGTTGTTCCTTTTTGTACAGGGTAACGTCACGATAAGCGGCACTATTAACATGAATGGCAAGTCTGCTAAAGTAACAAAGGTTAACTCTGCCCAGCGGACACTGCAAATACCTGTTGGCGTGACTGTGCTGGAGGTGCCGGGTGGATCGGCAGGCGGTGCAGGCGGTGCAGGTGGCAATGGTTATATCAGCACAAAGGGCGCGGGTAGCAGCGGTATATCGGGGTTGTGGTTCGGCGGCGGCGCAGGCGGCGGCGGCGGCGGCGGCGGCGGTGGCAACGACGCCCTTAATAACAGCGGCGGCAACGCTGGGAATGCAGGAACTTCCGACATAGAGGCGGCTATTGGCATAGGCGGCGCTGGCGGTTCATCGAGTGCCGACGTTGGCGATGACGGAGGCAATCTGGCGGGAGGCGGCGGCGGGGCGGGACGTTATCATGCAACTTCTTCCGGCGGCGGCGGCGGCGGTGGCGGTGGATTTGATCACGGCGGCGGCGGTTCATCCAGTACGGGTGGAACAGCAGGGGCAGACGGAACGATTGGCACGGCTTATGGCGGCGGGATAGTTGTTATTGTAGCCGGTGGCAACGTAACCATAAATGCGGCAGGAGTTATTTCTGCCAATGGTGCCAATGGGGGTAACGGCGGCAACGGCGGGGGTGGTAACGTAGGCAATGCCTCTGGCGGTGGTGGCGGTGGCGGCCAGGGCGGCGGCGGTGGTGGAAGTGTTACTATAGCCTACGCCGGTACTTATTCAAACGCTGGCTCTATCACTGTAAACGGGGGGACCAAAGGTACTGCGGGCACAGGTGGTGGCGGCAGTGGCAGTGGCGGCAGTGGCATTGCCGGAACAGACGGGACAGCGGGGACGGTTGGGACAATTGTAACGGCAGAAGTGTAGGTGATAACATGGCAAAGTATTTCTTTCACAATAGACACGACCGAGAGAGTTGGCAGATATTATACACCCTTGATGCCAGCGTTCAGGTGTTTGATGTGTACGGCGGTGACAAACTACCCGACAATGTCCACCTAACCCAACTACCATTTTTAACAGACGAGATCCCCACAGCAAAAAAGCCTTTGTCGGCAGAACAGGAAATCATACAGCTTAAAAGCAAGCTTCTTTCACTTACGGAAGAAGTAACGGCGATGAAAGGGGTGAAACCGTAATGTGGAGTCCTGCAGGAAACACAAGCGAATACCCTGCCACACGGGACGCACCCTGGGCGGCAAGCCAGCGATTTGGTTCACTGGCTTATTTATCGCCGGAAGCATCGTGGCCTACTCTTCCGAGTATTGCCAAGCAGTATGATGTTACCATTAACCCCACGGGCGACAATACATATCAGTGGCTTAGTAACCGTGTAAAAGGCAGGGTACTAGGCGATCTAAAACTACAGGGCACTTACGCTAACCAACAGAGGGTAAACCCTTATACGGCAGACCGGATGCTTGACTACAAGGACTACCTAGACAGAGTTGACCCTAACCGCTATCACTATGATCTGCGCGGGTTAACGAGGCAAACACAGGCTCCATATACTCCCTATACACAGGCACGGCCACAGACGCAAACTGCAGAGCCCGCGTATACGGGGGTTGCGGCTGAAAGCATACAGCAGAATTACAAACCGTATGAGAATTATTCACGGTATTACGGTTAATGGAGGTGGGCAGATGGCAGGGTATTCCTACAAAGATAAATACGGTAAAGCGCACGTAGTAAGCGATGAAGTCACAGCAAAACAATATGCCGCACCCGGTTCAGCGGTAACACCTTATAGTGGTGCCTCTAAGGGTGGTTATGCTACAACACCCACACCCATACAGGCGGCATCACAGACAGCAAGTCCGGCATATATCCCGCCCACAAATACGCAAGCACCTGTCAATGTGGGCGCGACAGCCCCGCAGACGCAGCCGGCTACATCACCCGCGGCGCAGATTGCCAGCCTACAGGCACAGGCAGCAGCACAATATGCCAAGTCCGGCAATTGGAGTGATCCAGTAATAACGGCTCTACATGATCAAGTTGTGGCCTTGCAGCAAGGCACAGGCAATGTCTATAACCCTGCGACAGGGGTGTGGGCTCCCGCTGCGGCGACACCCGCGCCTACCCCTGCACCTGTTCAGCAAGTGGCACAAGCACCTGTGCCCATACCGAACTTCAACACATCGGCATATAATTCTCCCTATCAGGGGCAGATGAAGGATGTATTATCACAAATCTCTGCCAAGCAGAATTCGGCTGTTGATATTGAGGGGAGTCCTTTCTACGCCGCCATGAAAGCGCAGGCTGAAAAAGCGGGGCAGGAACAATCACAGGGCATCATGGAGGAAATGAACCGCAGAGGCATACTATCATCCAGCCAAACGGCAGGCGAGGTGTCTAAAGCGGAACAGGATGCTATGACCGCTGTTCTACCGACCATTCTGCAACAGGCCTATGGTTTGAAACAGGACGAGATTAGCAACCTAATGACACTCCTGACGCAGTATGGCAATATGGAAACACAGGCTTATAACCAGTTTGCTGGACAACAGTCTAACGCAAATCAGATAGCACAGTACCAATATGAAGCACAGGTAGCGCAGCAACAGGCACAGCAGAAGGCAGAAGCAGATGCGGTAACTGCCGAGATAGAAGCGAGGAAAGCGGAACTCAAAGATGCATATGACCAGATTAAACTAATCGGCTTTGTGGACAACTACACCAGCCAGATAACAGGCATCCCCGTAGGCACTAAGAGTTTTGACGCGGTTAAAATGATTACAGAGGAACAGACCAAACTCGAAATTGCACAGGCGAATATCGAAAAAGACATTTACCAAACCGACACATCAGCGGCATCCTCCCGCTATGCATCAGATACCAGCAGGGCAAACGCTTTGACGGCAGACGCAGGCGCGACCTACCGTGCCTTTATTAGCGCAAACAAGCCAAGTGATGGGGAAACCGCCAACCAGGTAACGGGCGATGCGGTTACTCTGATTAATGAGGCGCTGGATGCAGGATATACAAGAGGCCAGGTTGAGAGCCTGCTTATAAATGCTACTGCTCAATGGAAAGCGGACGGTGTGGACATTGACTTCGTGAAGAAGTATGCAACAAATAGACCAACCGCGGAAGAGTGGGCCATAGAAAACCCTCAGTAGCCTCCGGGTCTAACGTAGATCTGGGGGCTGTGTCCGGGGAAACAAATGTAGCCCCTAACCTATTGCAAAGGTTGGCTATGTTGGCCAATGATTATGGGCAAACGATTAACATAGTATCTGGAACCAGAACAACCGAAGAGCAGCAATATATTTGGGACAACACGCCAGAGGCAAGCAGGGGGATCACCGTTGCCCGCCCTGGAACAAGTAAGCATGAAAGCGGTAACGCGGCTGATATATCCGATGATTGGTTTGCAAATTTAGGCAATGATGTTTTAGCGCAATATGGGCTGGTGAAACCCATGGATTATGAGAATTGGCACGTTCAGGCCATTGGATAGGGGGTGAATAGATGGCGTATACTTTAGACCAGTTTGAAAAGGGCAAGAAAAGAAAAAGCAGATACAGCTTAGAGGATTATCTGCCCGCCGGGGAAATAGGCAGAGATCAGCCAGAAACCCCTGCTCCTTCCGCACAGCCACAGCCGACAGAAATATCCAACGTAAACCCTGCTTTCGCGGCGGCACACCCTACGATTAATAAGATATTGGCAACGCTATCATCTCCTCTCCGCAAGGTAATGGCCAACCCATGGGTGGAACGCGCTGGACAGACAGGCGCGACTGTTATGACAGGCGTGGATAACCCTAACATGGTATCAACGGGCAGTAAGTTTGGCGATATAACCTCTGGACTGTGGGGTAATGTAATGGGCTTCGCGGCTAACCCTGCAGGCAGCGCAGGTAACGTAGGTGCTGGACTGTGGGGCGGTGCGGAACAGTTGGCAGGCGCGGGCATATCCCGCATACCTCAACTGGCTAAACTCCCCGCGGCATTGCAGACAGGACTGAAACTTGGCGCGGCGAGTGTACCATATGAAGCGATGCTGGCGGCGGCTAATAACCGCCCTGTTAGCACTGGAGAGATGGCGACAGCGGCGGGTTCTAATGCGCTTCTGGGGATGCTACCTGCTGGCATAGGCAAGGTGCTGGGCGGCAAGGCTCCCAAGGTGGAACTGCCGACCGTGCCGACACGGACGAACAGGGGCGACATAGCCGAGCAGGTAAGGGGGATATTGGGCAAGAGGCAACCGCCGGCGGCGGCTAATATCACAAGGCCAATTCTTCCTATCGCAACAGAAAAATTCAGTATAGTACCGGGGAAGTCACGGGCTGAACAACTAAGCCTTTCTATACAGCAAAGGCTTGATGAATGGAACAGAAAGAATCTCGGAATAGACAAGAAGGCGGCGCAGGCCACAGCGGAGATCCAGAAGGCCGATACATTGGCTAATGTGGCTCAACAGAGAGACCTATGGTTAGCAGAGAACTTTATACCAAAAGCCGACAGGCAGCAGGTGTTAAAAAATTCCCTGCAAATAAATCGACCATTATCACCAGAAGAAGTGGCGAGTCTATCTAAGAGGACACAACCAACCAGTCCGAAGGCTGGATCTATGAGCAGTGACAACAAGGGCATGTTCCTGCGCCCAGAAGCGATGCCAGTGCCGCCGAAGGTTCAGCCTGTGGCGGCGAAGCCACTGCCTGAAGGCGTGGGGGCTATGTCATATAAGTTACCTGACACAGAGGGGACTATTGTTTCAAAAACGGATAAAAAACTGCCAAGCATCCAAGAAGCATGGAAGCGCATCTACTCTAAAACCGTCAACAATGTTCAGCGTATGTATGACATAAACAAATACGCAGAAAAAGTAACTGGCGGGAAAATAAACGCAAAAGATAATATGTTTATCAACGCCATTAATGTTAAAAAAGCCGACATGGTGTCTTATGCGATGCTGACAAAGCGGTTGGTTGATTACAACGGAAAAGAAATTGGCAAACCATTTTCATCAGTTACTATGCAGATACCCAAAGGGCAGACGCAGGCGTTTGAGGCTTATATGAAGGCCAAACACGCCCCGTCATGGTTGGAACAGGGCAAAGAGGTATATAACAAAGACCTTAATATTGACGAAACAACGGCAGCGAAAATAGCCAGGGATTACGAGCAGAAATATCCACAATTCAAAAAGACAGCCGATGATTTTTATAAGTGGTGGGATGACTTTGAACAGGCCTGGCTTGTTGATACCGGTTATGTTTCAAAAGAAACAATGGCTGCATGGAGAGAGCAACACCCGTTTTACATTAGGCTTCAGAGGCTTATGGACTCGGTTGAAACGGTTAATCGTGGACAGGGTGGCGGCAAAAAGACATTCTATAAAGCAAAAGGTTCGGAGCGTCCGACTGTTAGCTTTATAGAATCGGCTATTGAGGACATTGATCATATCGTCAAAAGCGTTAAAAAGAATCGTCCTGTTCAAAACCTGATCGGGTATATTGAGAAAGACCCCGAAGGCATGAGGGGATGGGGCGAGGTTGTTAAACTGCCCAAGAAAACAGGGGCACAACCACATGGTACATTCGACACGGGACTTGACAAAATACTAACTGAAACCAATGAGAGTTTTACTAAGTGGGGCATTGACCCGAAATACGGCAATGTTGTTATCGGCAGGGTAAAAGGCGAACCCGTTCATGTAAAAATCTACGACCCGATGCTACTGGAGGCTATGAGTAACCTGACCCCACAGATGGAGAATGTTGTTACCCGGTCATCGCGACAGGTAATGAGACAGTTTAAAAACCTGACTACAGGCTCTAACCCTGTATTCGGTATAGCGAGAAACTCCTTCCGCGATCTACTAATGGGGTATGTGTCAGGTTCAACAGCAAACCCCGCCAAATACTCCTATGACTACCTTGATGCATTGGTCAGTATTCTCGCTAATGCTACTCCCAAAGAAGGCAAGGTAGCCAGTAAGATTCCTGCATTTGCAAAGAGTTGGACGGCTAACAGGGCGAAGCTGGCACAGCGCTATGAGAATGTTGGGGGTGGGCATGCTTCCAGTATCAGCGCAGACCAAAACCTGTTGGCAGATGCAAAGGCTTCTATCCTGCCTGGATATATCAACCCTAAAAAACCATTACAGGCATTAAACAGAGGGACAGGCAAGGCTCTATCTATCATTGAACAACTAAACAATGCTATTGAGAACACGCCAAGAATTGCAGAATTTAAACGCGCAGAACAGGCGGGTAAACCGTGGGAGCAGGCACTATATGAATCTAGTGATGTCACTGTCAACTTTAATAAAACGGGTGATATATCACGTTTCCTTGATGCGTTTATCCCATATTTCAACCCCGCTGTTCAAGGCGTGGATAAGTTCTTTAGAATCTACAAGGATGATCCTGCCAGGGCAATCACTAAATCATTCGTGGCGGTTACTATCCCAACGGTATTGTTATATGCTGCGAATCGCAATAATCCTGCATATAAAACGCTAAATGACCGCGACAAAGACACATACTTCCTAATTCCTAAGCCGGACGGTACTTTTATTAAGATACCGAAACCCCGTGAGGTTGGCGTTATGTTTGGGGCAATACCAGAGAGAATCATGCGGAGGTGGGCAGACAGTGACCCGCAGGCATGGGAGGGTTTTGTCAATACGCTGATGGTTAACTTCCTGCCTTCCGCACGACCTATATGGCAACCTATAGCTGATCTACGAGCGAACAAAGACTTCGCTGACCGTCCGATTGTACCAGGAGATTTAGAAAGGCTTTCTCCCGCTATGCAATATGACGAGCGTTCAAGTGAACCGGCAAGGGCTATCGGTAGGACATTAAACAAGTCACCCAAGCAGATAGATTATCTTGCCAAGAGCTATCTGGGCATTGTGGGGCAGGTTGGCATACCATTATTCGCTAAAGACACAACTGTAGCCGAATCCTTACAGAGGCAGTTTATTCTTGATCCTGCTTACAGCAATAAGGCATCTCAGCAATTTTATGATGCCAAAGCCGAACTAGATAGGCAGTATGCAGACAATAAACAACTTGGTAAAAGCATGAACAAAGAGGCAGACCAGAAACGTAGGCTTTATAGCTTTGTCTCTAATGTCATGGCTGACACGAGAAAGCAGATGGATGCGATACAAAAGGACGCAAAACTTAAACCTGAAACCAAAAAAGCCAAGTTGAGGCAGTATCAGTTAGAACTGGCAAGGTTGGCAGGAGTGGTTAATCTACCTGCGAGTAAGCAGATAAAACAGTACAACACTTTAATAGATGAAGGATATATCAAAGAACCAAAAGAAACATTAATAGAAGATGATATATTTACAAAATCCGAGAAGGCAGAAGAACTGAAACAGAAAAAGAGTACCCTTAATTATTAACTACCTGCGTATAACATAAACAATATATTCAAAGAACCAGATACAAGCAATAGTACCGATAAAAGCAAGTATATTATTGACGGTTAGAACTTTATTCCCTAACCGTTTCTGTTCCACGAAAAACTCGGATATTGCACCGACAGAACCAACAACCACAAATAATAAAAACAAACCAACAACCACAAAAAACACAATGCTTCCAATATCCATTCTAAGCCGCCTCCCTTTTAAAAGGAGTATATTCCCACATGCCTGTCCAATGCAAGTTAAATTTACCACTTAGCCGTCCACACAGGGCGGCTTTTTTCATGGAGTGCAGGCCCGCCCCAGGGGAGGCGGTTGCCAGGGGTGCGACCCTGGCTGCCTGCATATCAATTCTAACATCCTGGGAGTCGACATACAAGATCAGCTACTAGCCAGGGGGTGCACGGTTGGAAGCAATCGAACAGAGAGTAGCGCGGCACGACGAGCAAATCAAAACTCTTTTTGGGTGTGCCGAACGAGTTAAGACCCGTTTAGAAAAACACGAATCAGAAGATGGCGTGGTGGTTAACAAAATCATGGATGAGATTAAAGCTATTCGTGCCGACTATGCCAATAGACTTCCGGTTTGGACAACTTTGTTGCTCGGTGTACTCATGGCCGCTCTCGGCTGGCTGGCAAAGGGGTGATGGTATGAACAAGAAGCAGATCGCCCTTGTCGTGTGTATCATCCTGGTAAGCATGGCTACCATTGGGGCACTTGGACTTGCTGACAACAAAATACCGATCAACTCACTGGATGACCAGCAGTTCCATGCCGAGCTTGTGGCTGTGGACGGAATCGGTGATGTGCTTGCCGAGCGGTGCGTAAGCTATCGCCGGGAGCATGGGCAGATAGCGGTATCAGAACTTATTGCGGTTAACGGTATCGGACCGGAAAGGCTGAGGGCGATTAAGAAGCGGTTTAAAGATGATTAGGCGCTGACGCGAAAATTTAATCTGGGGGGTGGGAGTTATTGACCGAAGGGAAAGACCCGACAGCTAACGTATTAGATTTGGTAAAAGAGGCCGTCAAGCGTTTAGACGATTTAAGAGAAGCGGAAACAAGACGAGCAAATGAAATGCTAAAAACCCACTTTGCTTACACCCAGCAACTATCGGAGGCCGAAGCTAAGCGTATTGATGCGATTAGGGCGGTGGATGTGGCTGCTGTAGCCACCGCGTCTGAAAAGACAGCGGAGCAGGCGGTCGTGCTTGCTAACCAAGTAGCTACTTCGGCTGAAGCGTTGCGTAATTTAGTTGCTTCAAATGCTATATTGGTAGCACAACAATTACAGCAAATTACGACACAGTTAACCGAGAGGCTAGCGATACTGGAGCGGGCGCAGTATGAGAGCAAGGGCCGAAGCGGTATCTCGGTTCCACTACTCATGCTGATTGCGGGGTTGGCAGGCGGTATTATTGTGTTTTTGATTGAGTTGTTAATTAAATAACGGGGAGAGGCTGAGTTTATGAGTATTAAAATTTGCATTGACCCCGGCCATGGAGGTCCGGATCCTGGAGCGGTCGGTCCGACCGGAGTGAGAGAAAAGGATATTGTCCTTGCCGTGTCGCTAAAGCTGGCTAACATTCTGCGAAGCGCCGGTGCGGAAGTAAAACTGACCAGAGAGGATGATTCCGAGCCGTCTCTGGCTGGGCGGGTGGACATATCAAATAATTTCGATGCGGATGTATTCATCTCAATCCACGCGAACGCTTTCAGCAGTCCCCTGGCAAAGGGCACTGAAGTATGGACAGTAGTAGGACAGACTGCAGCGGATCCCATCGCCGAAAGCATTGCTAATGCACTACAGGCCGCTTTCCCGGACCTGGTTTTCCGTGCCGATATGAGTGACGGGGATCAGGACAAGGAAGCACAGTTTTTTGTTCTCAAGTACACCGATGCGCCCGCGGTCTTGGTGGAACTGGCGTTTATCAGCAATCCGGATGAGGAGAGGCTGTTGCAAGATCCGGGATATCAGGATAAAGCTATCCGGGCCATTGCCAAAGGGTTGGGATTTGAGCAAGCCACAGAGCAACAACCGGTAGGCACCCCCATTGTAGGGCAACCTACAGCAACGCTGGAGCAGGCGCAAGCCTGGGCGACCGGCAGAGGGGCGACCGCCGAGTTTGTGAAACTGGCCGCTTTATACTGGGAGAACGCCCCGGCCATGAATATAAGGGCTGACGTGGCCTACGCACAATCTGCAAAAGAAACCGGGTTTGGACATTTTGGCGGAGTGATTGATGCTTCCTACCATAACTTCTGTGGCCTTAAAACGGAGCAGGGCGGCGGCAACAATGACCCCAACGCCCATATGAGATTCCCGGACGACCACACCGGCGTTCTGGCTCATTTGCAGCACCTGGCAGCGTACAGCGGACTTGTTGAGATATCAGGGGCATATCTCGTTGACCCGCGGTACAAGTGGGTTAAGAAGGGTTCTGCGCCGACCGTCGAACAGCTAGGAGGCAAGTGGGCGCCGAATACGGATTATGGCACGTCCATTGTCCGCGACTACCTGAACAAGATGCTGGCCCCTGTGGCACCCGTCCCAACAATGTTCACGGAGAACTGGAAAATAAAATTAGTTGAGGATGCAAAGAAGGCGGGGCTTATCGCAGAAGATCACGATCCTGATGCACCGGCAACGAAGTGGTTTGTCCTGCGGATCGCCCTGGCGCTGTTGAAGCTGATTAAAAAACAATGACCGCCGATATAAGCTGCCTGGGCTGCCCGTACTGCTTTGACGATGACCAGGCGCTTTACTGCAGCGCGGAAGTTTGTTTAAAGGGGGCGTGACGCATGAGTTCCGAAGATATGAAGGCGCTGCTGGCTAAAATATCGGAAGAAGCGAAGAAGGCGCAGGAACTTAAAGACATTCGCCATCTCAGGCGGGCGTTGAGTAATATTTGGGTTGAGGCCGGAAGGGTTATGGGAAGCTGAAGGGGGGGGTGGTCACATTGGAACTAGGAGAATCACATTATACTGCCCCAAGCCGAAGGGGACAAAGCCAAAACCAGTTTCCATGCGGCCACGAAAAAAACAAAAGGAGCTGTGTATAATGGAAGATAATAAGGCATGGTACGCCTCAAAGACCGTCTGGGGCGGCTTGATCGCTGTTGGGGCTGCGGTAGCGGGATCATTTGGCATTGACGTTGACGTTGCTACCCAGGGTGAAATTGCGGACTACATAGTAGTAGGGGTTGGTGCTATAGGCGGGCTTGTGGCAATTGTGGGTAGGCTGCAGGCTAATAAAAAGATCGGCAAAATGGAATAATATAATATCGCAACCTATCGCCCCGGGCTTCGGCCTGGGGCTTGTTTTTTTTGTCTAAAAATTACCACGCACGGGGACAAGTTGCGCCAGCATACGCTTATAAAAACGGCGTTGGAGGTGTTGGTTATGACCTGGATATTCCTTGGTGTGTGCGGCGCGGCGGCTATTAACGGGGTACTTGGGATTCGGGCGAGGAAAAAGGGCAAAGATCCTGCGAATGACTATGACCCAATTGTGCGGAGCGTACTCCGGGCGGTGATCGCGGTGGCCTGTATTGTCGGTATCCGTGTGATCTGTCAGCAGATGATCGGGTGGTGGCCGTTGTGGTAGCCAAAAAGACCGCTTTCGACGGGCTGGTAGGGGATGTGATCAATATAATTTACGCTGTCAAGGATTCCACCCCCCGGGGGAAGGCAGAGCGGAAGCTAAAGGAGATTTGGCTGAACTGCGGGCTGAGTATCAAAAAGGGTGACTTTGATTTGTTGCCGAGACTGCTCAATTTCAGGCCGCGCCATTACGGGTATGATGTACTGCTTCATTTGCCGGTTGGCCTCTGTGATATGGATTTCTACAAAAAGTATGACAAGATAGCCTGGGCGCTGAACTCAGAACTGGAGATGGAAAACGTCAACGGGAAGCTGCTCATGCGGGTGCTGAACCAGAGCCTTAAAAACATGGTCCCGTTTGAACTATTAGACATTCCCGAAAAGTTCAGCCTGCCCGTCCCCATCGGCTACTCCCGCGCCGGTCTGGAGTGGCTTGACCTGGCGGCGGCCCCTCATTTGCTGGTGGCCGGTACTCCCGGATCGGGCAAATCCAACCTGCTCCATTGCCTCTGTGCGTCCCTGCTTGACCGGGCGCAGATTTACATTATCGACCTCAAGCGGCTGGAGTTTGCCTACCTGCGAGGTGTTGCAGAAATTGCAACAACCGAGAATGAGGCCAAGTCTCTGCTGGTTACCCTCAACAAAGAAATGAACCGGCGGCTGCTGGAGCTGGAGTCTGCCGGGTGTGTGAAGATCCAGGACTACGAAGGCGAGATGGATTACATTGTCTGCATAATTGATGAGCTTGCAGAGCTTCAAGAGGATGCCTCCCAGGGATTGCTGAATAGGCTTTTAAGGCTGTCCAGAGCTTGCGGCATATCAATCGTTGCTGCCACCCAAAGGCCCAGCACAACCGTAATTTCCGGGGATTCGAGGGCAAATTTTGCAGCGAAGGTATGCTACCGGGTGGCGGATGAAATCAACAGCAGAATGGTCCTGGGTGAATCATGTTCCAGGGCGGCTTATCTGCCGACAACCCCGGGGAGGGCGATCTTTAAGTGGGACAAAGTGCGGGAAGTACAAACTATGTTCCTGCCGGTGGCAGAGGCAAAACACCGGCTAAATAGCCGGGGTAATAATGATGCCCTATTACAACAGGATACTTTGTCCACCACTTAGAACGGCAAAAATTTTTTACCCGAACAAAAGAGGTATCAGTATGATAAAAAGAGATGAACTTATATTTAATGAGGTCGCTGCCGCGCGTTTTGTAACTAGCGAACAAATACACAGGCTGATCCTGCCGCACACCAAGGGACCGCAAAAGACCAACCAGCGATTGCGGGAGCTGCAGAAGGCGAAGCTGATCAAGAAACGCCGCCTGGGTGACACTGGCCTCTATGTGTATTACTCCGGCAAGTGGTCGGAGAAGTGGTGGCATTGGGTGACGCTGAATCAGGTGCGGGTGGAGCTGGTGCGGCAGGCCAAGGGCTGGCAGAAGGTGGCCGTGTTTTCCCGGGAATATGTCTTCGGTGATCTCCGTACAGATGCGCTGGTAGCTGTTGACAATGCTGTGATAAAAAAGCGGACGGTGTTTTTTGTAGAGGTCGACAACGGGACCAACCCCTTTGTTGATAAGTACATGATCATGTTAAATAAGACCGAATTAAGCCTTGACCCTCCCTGGTGGGCGATTGAGCGATTTCCACGGGTGCTTGTGATCACCAATAGGGCTGAGAAGGCGCGGGCCATTGTGGAGGGTTCGCCGGTAGAATACCGGATCGCTACATTAGATGAAGTGAGGGAGGATGTGTATAAATGCCTAAGATAAGGGTATTTGGGTTCTGCGTCCGCGAATATCACGACATTCCTATGCACTTAAAGCCGCTGTGGACGCCGATATTTGAGCGTGTGTGGTATCCGCTTTTTGTTGTGTTTGATTTGATGTTTACGGTTCTCAGTAAAACATTTCCCAATAAATTTGTTGACGAGGGGGAGTTGTAGTGTTTAGTCGCATCATCGGGCGCGAAATAGCCCGCGCCTTGTGCAAACAGCCCGACGACTACGCCAGCCGCACCCTGCGCTATGCGGAGCTGTGTCACAAAAGCGGCTTTGCGGAGTTTGTGGAGCCGAGAAAGAAAAAAGATCCCTATTATGAGAAGTGCCTGGCGGTTGGCAACGGCATACTGAGCAAGCGTTAGCCCCGAAAGGGGTTCTTTTTTTGGGGTTGACACTTGCATAGTGCTAGTGGTATACTATTACTAAGGAGGTGCATCATTTGGCGACATTGTGGATTTACGGCGTAGAGGATGGGCTGAAAACAAAGGTTATTAAGGCGGCTAAAAAAATGGGGCAATCTGAAAGCGCAGTGTGCAGATTTATATTGAAAAAAGCGTTGGAAGATAACCCCTGGCTGTGGCAAGAAGTAATAATTAAAAATGATGTGGAAACGGAGGATGATAAATGACGGCATATAATTATGCCCACGATCGGGTTGCTGTGGCAGTTAAAAGAGGCGAATTAATTAAGCCTGATACATGCTCAATGTGTGGCGAGAAAAAGATAATTATGGCTCACCACAATGATTATAGCAAACCACTAGACATTATATGGGTGTGCCAAGCGTGCCATATGAAGATTCACAGGGGGGCACCAATCTCTCAAGGTAAACTTGTGCGCACGATAGTCCAACTACCCGATGAAACATTCGAGTGGATACGCCACGAAGCCTTTGAGCAGAAAATCAGCATCGCCGAACTCATCCGCCGCATCATCGACGACTGTCGGCACACACAAAGGCACGAGGCCATATCAAGGGGCTGCACAATTAAGCAATGCCTGGAGTTGGGCAAGGATGAGTGTGGGGGGTGCATCGACGCGGCACGGAAGGAGGGGGAACGGTGAACAAAAAGTGCGGCAACTGTGGTTGTTATAGCGATAAATGTAAAGACCCGCGCAATGCAAACTATGGCAAGTTTAGAGATAAAGGGGATCGGTGTAGCGGTTACGGCATGCAAATAAAACAAACCCTCATCCCCTACTGCCAGGCCTGCGGAACCACCTTCGCGCACCTGGACATTGTTTACTACGCGCCGCTGGACGGCAACATTGTCTGTGCGGAGTGTTCGCGGGGGAAAGAGGATGGGGAGATTCGGGTGTTTGTGGGGGAGGTGGAGTAAGTAGGCTACAAAAAGCCTGTTTGTGATTGCGGCAATGGATTGATTTATGAAGTAGATAGGGTTATTTGTAATGTTAAATATTGTATTAAAAAAGATGGAACCCTACAAAAAACACCTGCCGGAGGGAAGATGGTTAATGTTGATATGGGAGAAGATTATAGCTTTGGACGGCTATGGTGTTCTTCTTGCGGTAATATATATGAATATGACATGGAAATTAAAACACGCAAGACCATTAGGGGAGAATTAATTTAGTTAGCTCCCCCACAACCTAGCCCACCAGCTAGGTTTTTTCTTTTCCTCCAGCCACTCCCCTATAAACTCATCCAGCCGCCTATCCCTCTCTGCAAGCCTGCCTTCCACCCGTTCCACTATACGGTTTTCCAGTGTCACCAGCCTATCTTCCATGCGTTTTTCCAGGGCTTCCAGGGTGGTTTCCAGTGGAAGGACGGGGGTAAGTTGCGTTTCCAGGGGTTCCAATGGAAGGGTAGGGGTTTGACACTGTAAACCCTCCAGGGTGTCAGCGGCGATAACATACCGATGCCCGAACGGTGACGGTTCCATGATGGCTTTTAGCCGCCCAGTTTTGATGTAGTTGCGGATCGTTTTGGTTGACTTGCCGGTGAGCTTCGCGACCTGGGCGATTGTGAGCATTTCAGGCATTTTGGAAAATCCTTTCGCTGTGGATATTTTTAAAAGGGGGCCGGCCGAGGGGAGGGAAGAAGCAAAGAGATTCCCCCGCAACGGGTAAAATCTCTAGCTGTGGGCCGTATATCGGGCGGGCCTTCGCTTTCGAGGCGCATATTACTGCGCACACACCTATTTGGATCGCCATCCGGTCAGCGGTAATGGCTCAGTGCGTATTCCTCAACTGCACGTTTCCTAGTTCAGCGGTTTCCAGTGAACATCATTGGCTCGTCTGCATCCTGACGGTTATTCGGCGGTGTCCTTCGTCACCATAAAAGGACAGACTTCCCACAGCCTCTCTGACAGGTTTAACACCGTTGGTTAGACGGGTAGAAATAAGGATACTCCCCCTAAAATCCAGCAACCGCATTAAAAAACGGCAACTTGTGAATGATTTACACAAATAGCCGTCGATTTCTGTGTTGACAAAAAGCAATTGTCAAGCTAGAATTAAAAGAAACACTTTGGTACGGCTACTTGTCCTAGTCGTCCACCTGTAACCCCCGGTGTAGTAAGCACCGGGGTTACTTATGTTTAGTTGTCTTTTTCATTATAAAGCATAATTTGCCAAACAGTCAACAGAATCCGACAAATAAAGCCCTACCTCACAAGGAGGAAGGGCCTGTCAAAAACAGCTTTATTATCCTCATCTGCATTTTCAGCGGCAGGCTCGCCGCCATCAGCAGCAGCGTCCCCGATTTTAGGTACTTAATCCCGTCCGGTAGCTCGGTCACACATATTGTCAACACGATGCCCCCCCTGTTGTCTCACTTTAACATATTATACGCGCCACGATTCGACAAAGATAGGGGATTTACACAGTGTAGCAAGATGTTACACGATTCGACATTACTTAATCAGGAACCTCTTGAGCGCCTCCGTCCTATCCTCGATCTCCCGGATCAACTGCGCTATTTCAGCCTGCTCTGACACGCTGGCTTCGGTTTCCTCTAGCATGTTAGCTTTCTGCATGAGCGATTCATACGGCACTAGGTAGGCCTTAGACAGCTTGCGGAGGGTGGCGGGGCCGGGGAACTTCTTGCCCCTTTCCACCTGGGACAGAAACGATCCATTCACTCCGACAGCCTTCTTAACATCTGCCAAGGACATCTTTTTTTTATCTCTGAGTTGTTTTAAATAATCACCTATCACGACGACTATCCCCTTTCGGAACTATTATATATTTTATCCGAAAAAATGTAATATGTTTTTTTCATAAATGTATTGCCATGACAGGAATATAATGCTAGAATGTTCTCATGTTAATAAAAACTGTTCTAGGGCAAGCATGGAGGGCATATACATGAAGGTTAAGCTGTTGGCCAACGAAGAAGCGATTAAGATACGCATGGCTATTCGCGGCTGCACACATCAAGAGGTTGCGGAAGCGGCAGGGATTACGAGGGAGTATTTCAGTAGCGTGGTGGGCGGCAGATATTCGCCAAGCCCAGGGGTAGCCCGTGCCATTGCTGAATACCTTGAGATAGACCTGCCGACGCTTTTTTGCGCCCAGAGCGTGTTCAAGGGCAAGGAAAACGAGTGCCAGGGAAAGGAAGCTAACTAATGAGGAGGTGAAATCGTGACAAAAGTTCACTACATCTACCGCGACGACCCGCCGATAACCAGCGTGGGTCTGCCGATGCACCGCAAGAAATACCGGTGGAACCATCGCCGGACAGGGCAGGTGGCCTTTACGGCAGCAATATTTGGCTTCTGGCTGGTGGCATTGTGGTACGGGACTTGGTAGAGAGGAAGGTCACGCCCAGACCGGGCGAAAAACTCCAGCGGTGGACGTGTCCCAGGTGCAAGCGGGAATACCGTTTCTGGGGCAGGAAGCCCGTGCCGACATACTGCCCGAATTGTGGGTTGGAACCGGGGAGGGAGGGGGATAAAAAAGAAGCCGTCACCGAGTGACGGGCAGTTAATTTTCTCAAGGAAATTATATCACAACGGGGGGAGAGAGGTCAATGTTCAAAGTGGGGGATAGGGTTGAAACTACTGAATCAGGGTATTTGTCAATCGGTAAACAAGGGGTCGTGAAGGGCACACATATTACACCCTGCTCCAAGGTGTTAACATATGAGGTTGAGTTTGACGAAAGGACACCTATGGGGCATGACGGAGATCATGGATGTAAGGATGGTCATGGGTGGTGGGTGTTACCTTCTGACCTGAAGTTTATTTCTGTTGACTACCCCGCCCGCACCATCGCCCTGATGAAAGCGCGGTGGGCGTCGTGAATAAAGCAACCGAGATATGCAACGCGATAAAGGCGGCACTACAAGCAACTGAGGCAATTGTCCATACCGTATCAATAATGACCATCGATGGTCAACCGCAGGTTCATGTTATGAGCCTGCGCGATCTGGAGCAAATACCGGGCGAGGCGGTGTTTAGGGAACTGCGGTACATTGAGGACCGTAGCCACGAGGCAAGCAAGGTGTGTGACGGCGTGAAATTCTTCTGCCTGGTAACAAAAGGGGCATAAGAGGCAGCGAAGGCGAGTTAAGCTTGGGGCGGGGGTAACGGCCCGGATGATACCAAACCTACACACCCATTGAATTGGGTCACCGATAGTTAGGGTCGAACAATGCATCCTTAGTGCCCCTTCAAATTTACCCCCTAAACACTCTACCTCTCTTGGCCGGGGGTCCGGCAAAGGCTCCCGGCAAACTTTTTGAAAACTACCGAAGCGGAGGAGATAGATTTGATAAAAGGCTATAAAGGCTTTGATAAAGACCTGAAATGCAGAGGCCACCAATATGAAATCGGCAAGGAATACGAAACCGACAAGCCGCCTGTAAGGTGCGGCAGTAATGGATTTCACCTTTGCGAGTTTCCGCTGGATGTTTTCGGCTACTACGCTCCATCGGACAGCCGCTATACAGAGGCCGAGGGCGATGGACAGGAAGATAGATGCAGCGAGGACAGCAAAATCGCAGTATCTAAAATTCGCATTGGCGCTGAGATAGGTATTGGCGGCCTGATTTCGGCGGGGCTGAAATTTATCATGGATAAGGTTGACTGGACTAACAGCAAAGAATCCAACACAGGCAACCAGTCAGCGGCCACCAATACAGGCTACCAGTCAGCGGCCACCAACACAGGCAACCAGTCAGCGGCCACCAATACAGGCTACCAGTCAGCGGCCACCAATACAGGCAACCAGTCAGCGGCCACCAATACAGGCAACCGGTCAGCGGCCACCAACACAGGCTACCGGTCAGCGGCCACCAACACAGG